TATAAAATTTACAATAAAAGTTACGCCCCATACTATAAAAAGGGTAAATATATCTCCTGTTTTTCTTGTCATACTTATATTATAGCGTAAATTTAATGTATGTGCAAGGTTATCCCTTAATATCTAACTTATGCTTCTTAGACTTATACTCTTCTATTTCTCCTGAAATAAAAGCTGTGGCAACAGGAAGAGCCCATCTCATTAAAATAGCTGTAGTAACCAAAGGTAAAGCTACTCTTATACCTCCCATAATCTTATGAGCATCAGGTACTAACTCAGGTTTTAAATTATTTATAATATTTTCTCCAAATTTAAAAACCTTCCTATTTAAGTAAGTTCCTGCAGCCATTCCAAATAATGCAGGAAGGACATTCTGCCACTGCAAAACATTTTTCTCTCTGCGGGAGAGCTTTTGCCTTTCCGTTGCATATACGTAGCACCCTGTAGCGACAACTGTTTCCAATGTGGGTAGAGACTCATAAAGCCATTTTTGCCCCTTTTCACTTGAAGCCCATTTATAAAGTTTCACCCCCGTTTTGGAAGTAGCAAATTTTTCTAAAGCACGTACTATTAAGCCCATCTGTCCATCTTCCTTTCTGCTACTTTCTGAGGTTTATCCTTGAACATACTGTTAAGCAGTGGTTTAATTAAAGCAAACCTTGCTAAACTCATAGGAATTATAAATAGCATCTTTGCCCCTCTGTTTGTTACACTCTTGAATTGCCTTAAAGCTGAGTTGTTTCCCTCATAAAAAGTCCCTTTACTGTTATAAAGGGACTTTGAAACTTTTTCTATACTTTTATTTAGTGGAACGAATATAGCTATAGTAGAAGCTAACTCTATTAACCCTGCTGAGACGGCGGAAGCTTGTGAGCACTTTTTATCCTTATCGTTTTTAAATGGGAGTGCTCCTATAGCAACAGGTCTTAGAATAGAAGCTAACCCAAAAGATACCACGGCTGAAAAAACGGCAGGGTTCTTATTAATACCCTTTAGAGCTTTCTGAACCTTCGGACTTCTTCCGATCCAGTTTGCTACCCTTTTTGCTACACCGTCTACTTTCATGAACTTCCTAATTGTACTTCTTACACTAAAAAATTTAATAAGAAGGTTTCTTTAAAAATCTTCACAATTTAAATCCAAAAGTAAGAATCTTAGCATGCTCAAAAATAATTTCTCTTTCTATAGCTCTTTGTTTCTCCACGTCTTCCAAGAAGTCCGCAAATTCCATTACTTCCTCTATACTCAACTTCCCTTTTTTATATTCTTTTACAAGGTAGGAAATATCCATATTTTTTAAATCAGGGTACTTTGTAGCTGCTATACTCTCAGGAATATCATAATAAGTCCTGATATGAAAAATAAAATCCTCAATTTCCTCTGTCATTGAAACTTCCAAACTCATACAATCCTCTAAAGTTTCATAAGCCTTCAGCTCCATTAAATGAAGTAACAAATTGTCTTCATCTTCAAAAAAATACTTAATAATATTTAATAACTTCTTAATCTTTCTTAACATAAAAAACTCCGCTCTCTATAATAAGCATAGCACATTATATTAAACCTGTCAAATTTATCAAACCTATTAAATTTTATAAAAAAGGAGAACTTTATGAACAAGCAAATCTTAAAAGAAATGCTAAAACAAGCAGGAAAATACATTTTATCTTACTTCACGCAATTCTTATGGCCTATTATACAAAACGCATTAAGTCAAACCAAAGAATACTTTATAAATATCCTTTGGGATTCCGTAAAGGACCAATTTGCTGATATAGCTAAGTCTACTGTAGAATTCATAGAGAGATTCTTTGACAGCCCCGACTACAAAGAGAAAGAGAAGGCAATAATAGACACTCTTTTTCAAAACGTGGACCTACCTATCCTGCTTAAACCTTTTAAACCCATTCTTAAAAAAGTTCTCAAAGGAAAAGTCAGGAAACTTATAGGAAAGTATATCAAAAAGCTTGACGCTAAATTTTAACTTTTTCTTTTCTCTTCTTATTAGGAAATTGAATTGGACCAAACTCCACTTTTTTCAAGAATTTTATGTCTTCTTCTATAGCTTCCAAATTACTTACATAGAAATCCGTCACTTTTTCGAGGAACAGCTCTTCCTCATCCGTGAGTTGGTTTGCTTCAAGGAATTTCATTCCTGCGTGATAAAACCACTGTTTAATAGTTCTTTTTAAAGGTCTTACCCTTCTAATTAAATCTAAAACACTTTTCTGACGTAAACTTAGCTCTTCCATTTCTTGCACCTCTCTTCTTTATTTAGTAACTATCCGACCATTTTACGAAATATTCTCATACTGTGTTTATAATTTCTTGTAAATATTAAATCTAAACTTTCGTTCCTCTCCTTTATTACCCTTTTCTTTTCTATATATTTCGCCCATTCTTCTGGGTTTTTCTTTAACTGTTTCTTGATCTTCCTAGGAAGTCTGTCGTACTTAGACATTTAATCTCCTTTCGGTTTCTCCTTATTTTTTCGCATTTTAACCTTCTCTAAAGTTCTCTCAGAGGGTTCATAAAATAAATCATTCCCATCCGCTATACCTAAAGCCCAAAGAGCTTGTATAAACCTTAAATCAGGGTTGTCTATTAAATAATCTAATAGCTCATATGCTATAAGTAAGTTTACAATCTGTTGCTTTTTCATTAGTATATCCACTCCTCAGGAATTCCTGCGTCTATAGACATAAACATTACTTTAGCACCCCACTTTTCTGCCCATTTCTTAGCCTCGTACATATCTCCTGCTCGAGCAGCTGTATCTTCTACATAAAAGGCAGCTACCCCCTGTTGAGGAAGCTTACGGGCTCTCCACGCAGCTGTAGTTACACCACGTGACCAAGCTGATAACGGAAAGAAAGATATAGCAGAGTCCTCTGTTAAACAATCTATCTTTCCTACATGCTTAGTTCCGTCACACCAAACATTTATATAATCCTCTTTCTTGTAAAGCTGCGCTTTACGAGTACTATAACTTTGAACATAGCCGGCCGGAGAAACAGGAAGTTTATCTTCCCTTCCTCTGTAACCTTCAACATTTATTTTATAATAAGAATTATAATCTACTGTAGGTTGAACCACCTGCGAAATACGTGGAATTTTCTCAGGATGCGGAGGCTCTATATAAGAACCCTTAACCTCACCTCTTGCGTCCATATAATAACCATCTTCAGTTACCCATGTACTCTCGCAGGAACAAGGAAGACCACTAAGCAAAATAACCACTAAAACTGCAGAAAAACTTTTTAAGAATACCACTTAGGCACCTCCTCAAATGCTTTTTCAATTTCAGGGTCATTTATATAGCCTAATAAGAGCTCGTCAGCTTCAGAATGAGCTACTTCAGGGTCATGCTTCAACTCTGCAAGCTCCTTTAACTTTCTTAACAAATCTTCACGAGAAATCTTAGAATCACCCTTTTCTACTATAGCCTTAATTTTATCAACGTAAGGTTCGTCCGTATTTACAACATAGTATTTATATTCAGGTTTATTTTCTGTAATTATAGAAAGCAAATGGTATAAGTCATTTAGCTCACTATCCGTAAGAGCTTCTTCAATCCAATCCCATTTTACAACCAAAAATTTATTAAACACTATTTATTTCCTTTCAAATAATTTCTTATTTTTCTATAAGCTGCAATACCAATTCCTGCAAAACCAGCTACAAAGAAAGACACATATAAAACGCATAAGCAATCTTCCTCTGTTATTTTCAATTCTTCTGCAAGTTCTTTTACTTGTTCTTTTACTTTTTGTCTGCTTTGCGGATTATGAAGGGCTCTTGTACCCCACACAAGAGCTACAAGTCCTGTAGTTATCCATATTCCTGCAATTATCTTTGTAATTGAAATCATTAGCATGGTTTCCTTTCTTCTTTATAATAACACATAGTTAAAGTATGTTCAAGGTTATTTTGTGCCTTCAATAAATTCTATATCTAACAACTCAAGGCACTTATGAGCTTCATAAGTACCGCAACAGTCGTCCAAACAACCTTCGTTGTACCCAATACCGTCACAACTATCACATAAATGGCTATTAACCACTTTTAAAAGGTTATTTGCTATCTGCTTTAAATAGCAATCCGAAATATCATAACACTTTTTGTCTTTCGTAGAATTTCCACATTCGTTACAAATTTCGCTCCCGTCAAAATACACAGACTTCACTAAGTTGTAACAGCTTTTAATAATAAACTTATTATTAAGCGGAGCCTTTTCTTCGCCCTCTTGGAAATTTATAGTACCTCTCATCAGGTAATTTCCCGTGTCTTTATCTTGTATGTACTCAACATTTTTTATGTTAAATTCTACAATACCACAATTATTTAAGTCCTCTTCTTCTATCGCGTCAAGGACTTTATCCCTTAAATCTACAGCTATTTGCTCAAGCTCCTTTGAAGTTATAGGGCACCTAAAACTCTTAGCAAACCACCTCTTATAATTCAACAAGTCTGCTTTTACTTCTGTTAGCCCATTTTCTTTTAACTTACTTGTAAGTTCGCTCTCAATAAACTTTACAATAGTATCTACATCATGCAATAACACTCTGACCTCTCTTTCTTGTATGTCCCCATGCTTTTATTATATCATCCTTAAAATTTTTGTCAAATAAAAAGGGGAGCACCACACTCCCCTGAGTCAAAATCATGCAAAATAAAATATAGTGTTATTTGTTATTTTCTATTATTTCTTCAATTTTAGACTGTGTGAGCATGCCTACAGTCCTATGAACTTCTTTACCGTCTTCATTAAGAAATATTAAGGTAGGTGTGGTACATATATTATAACGGTCTACGTTCTCAATATCTTCCATAGCATTGATATTTTCCACTTCTACGTCTATTTTTTCTAATATTTTTCCTAAAGTTCTACAAGGCATACACGTCGGTGTATAAAATTTTAAAATCTTCATGCTTCGTCTTCTCCATTATCGTCTGTCTCATTTTCGTCTTCTGCCATAATATCGTCAAAAGGAATTTCGTCGTCTTCCATCCCAATTAAATCGGGGTTCTCTATACATAACTTATCCAAATAAGCTAATTTATCGTCATATTCTTCTCTGTAGCACCTTAGAGGTAGAACCTTAAAATCTACTCCCACAACCTCAGACTTCATAAACAAAGTTCTTTGAAGTCCTGAAAAGAAAAATATTGCCGTCCAAATTAATAAGCGAGCAAAAGCTATTATATAACTTCCTATTTCTTTAAAAAATCTAACAACTTTAGACCACAGACATTCCATCAAAGTCACCTGTCATTTCTTTTAATTTTTCTAGTACCACATTTATACGCTCTTTATCAGGACACTCTAAAATAGTATATTCATACCCTTCCTTATTTAACCACTCTTTTAACTGAAACGCAAGAGCATCCGCTTCCTCTTGAGTCTGATATCGTCCTTTAGCTACATACTTTTTCTTTCTTGGCAAAAAGAAATTCACAACTTCGACACCTGCTTCTTCTGCTAAGTTGTAAAAGTTATGGCACACCTCATTAAGAGCTTCATTACCATTATAAAAGTAATGATAAAAAGCTGTAAGCATTACAGGACTATCCGAAATAATAAAATCTACTTTATCAAAAAGGCGAGACTGGTTATGAGTTTCTTTACCAAAAATATAGAACTGATCAAACGGTCCTACCTTCTTTCCTTCCCATGCCCAACCTTTAACATATTCACTTGTGTACTCTGCGTTCAAGTCCATAGCTTTTAGCTGAGCAAATAACTTAGCACTTAAGCTTGTCTTACCTGAACTTGGGCATCCTAACATATTTATCAGAATAGTCAATTTCTCTCTCCTTTTCTCTATAATTTAATTATAGCATGGGAGAGAGAAACTGTCAAAATGTAAAACAAAAATCCACCAAAGTATAAATTAAAACTTCACAAATAACATCCAAGTAGCTGCGAGAGCAAGAGCTATAAGCCAAAAGGCTATAGTAAACTTATCAGCCGAAGATAGCTCAGATTCTTTTCTGAATTCGTCTGCATAATCAGGAACACACGGATCCTTATGGTAGCAAAACTCACATTTTGCGTATGGATATTGACAGCCATATCTTTTTGGAAATTTCCCATTCCAGTCTGGTAGTTCCATTCCTTTCTTCATAATCCTTTTTCCTCTTTCCACTTTTTATAGCATTCTTCATTACAAAAGGTATAACTAAACTTGGTGTAACCACCGTCAGCTTTTACCTTCTTCAAAACTTCTTTTACAGAATCCGAAGCAGGGTAGTGCTTTATGCAGTCATTACAATAATCACAAGTTACTTCTATCCATTTACGTATCACTAAGCCTCCTCCAATAATTCTTTCACTGCCTGTACTATATTAAAAGCTTGCTCCTTTTCGTCGTAACCTGTAAAGTCTGATAAGTAAGGTTGCACAACTTCTAATAAGTCTCCGTATAAGTCTCTTTTCTCTGGGTGATATACCAAACCTAATTCATTTTCTTTTACAGATACAAGTTCTTGTATTTTATTTGTATATTCTTGTACGACATTATCTTTCGTATAATAATTTATATTCTCAAAATGACTCATGTACATTTGAGAAATATAAATTAACCAATCAGCATGATTAAATTTTCTAAAACAAAAGATGTGATAACCTTTTTTTGTTTCTAAAATAAATGCTTTTTGTCCTTTAGATTCAATATAATCAACTACTGCTTGTTTAATTTGGCTATCCTTTGTATCCACATCCCACATTAAAGTCTTTGTACTTTTTGAAGAATTTTCAACTTTTGAAGTTTCCGAAGCAAAAGCCTTTGAGATACCCTTAATAGCAGGTTTTGAACCCTCTACAATAGCCATTGACAAATCAAAAAATCTCCTTGCTATGCTCTGCACGAGTTTCCTATTATCTTTCCTGTCTAATGTAACATAAAGTCGGGCACCTGTTATATCAGCAAGTGTAATCATCTCGTGCTTTATCTTCTCATAGTAAGATTCAGAATCAACATACCAAGACTTTATCAAAATATTCTTATTAGTGTTACTATAGCCTTCTTCATAAAGGTCATTTTCTCCGTCTGTGTTTCTTATGAGGAGCTCAAATTTATAAAAACTGCCCTCCTCAAATTGTAAAAAATTATCTATTACATGAAAATTATCTATCATTAAGCCTCCTTGTAAATTCTTTATAAGTTTTTGGTTTATAGCAGCATTCTTTAGGGGAATATAAATCTGTTGTAGAATTATAAGTTACGTCATAACCAAGTAAACAACCGCCATTATTACAACGTCTGTTGTTATAACTAAAAGCTATGCAATTATAACAACTTTTAGCTTTTCTCATAGTTTATCCACCTTTTGAGCAAGCTCTGATATTCTTTCTAAAACTCGTCCTGCAATAATTATATTACAAGCTACGTCTATACTTTCTAAAAAATTATTTTCTTCAAATATTTTAGAAGCTTCTTGAAAATCTTCCTCTGAAATTTCTGTAGAAACTCCAAGAGCTTTAGCTAAGGACTCAATTCTAATCGCCATAGTATCCTTTCTTTTCATGAAATTCCTTCCAGCATTTATCTTTTTCAGAATAGCACTTACATTCAGGAATTCTCATACCTAATTCTAAGTTCTTTCTGCACTTATCTAAAGGCTCACTTCCTATACCTTTATTGTAGTACAAATAAGGGCACGCAAGTTCTTCCATAGGCTTCGGTTCTTTTCCGTCAAGCCACTCACCATAGGTACAACCGTACTGTGAAAAGTGAAGTACTGTTCCGTCTTCACATTTATAATCTTCAGGACCATGAACAATCCCGCAGGTCTTTCCAAAAACTCTTTTTATACCTTCTTTTACTTTCTTACCTGTGAACTCATTATACTGAAATGTAGTGTAGCCTTTACCTTCACACTTAGTACAAACGACAGCACAACCGTCTTGTTCGCACATCCCTTGGTATAAGCCTGTTCCGTGACAAGCAGGACACTCTATCTGTATTTCTTTCATTAGCATAACTCTCCATATCCCATTTCATTATAACCACTAAAAGGACAAGCATCATAAGGGTCACACGAAGACCCAAAAGTACTACTAACATTACAACTTGCAATATAGTAATAATGGCAATAAGCTTCTATATAAGTTTTTAAGGGTCTTTTTAGCCACTCTTGTCTGTTTAACCAATGTATGTATTTATAGTTTATATCTTTAAGTTTCGCACCTTTAAACTTTCCAAATGGCATTATATATTCATCTGCCTGTTCCTCAGAAATAGCTCTGACTTCATCATAAAACTTATGGCAAGTTGCAGCATTTAATACTCTGCTCTTTGCAAAACCCCAAGCATTATCTGTGGTATAAGGTTCTTGACAATGACAATCATATACCTCATTTTCAGGGTGATAATACTCACAACCTTTACAATACTCTATTTCACTCATCCTTCAAGCTCCTTCACTATTCTTTTAAATAAGTCTACATTCTTGCAAGCTCTTAAGTTCTCAATAACTGTAAACTTGTTGCAGTCAAGCCACATAGCATCTATGAGGTTCTCAGGTTTAACTACCCAATGTAGGCAGCCTGTATATCTATCTGTATAAGTCAGCTTTTTCTTATTTATCTTATTTATACCACAAATATAAGAAACCTTTGTCTCACCGTCTATTTCATGAATTTGAAGTCTGGTACGAAATCTTGGCAAGTTAATAACTTTACCAAAACCACCGTCATCTAACTCATAGAAGCAGTTCTCTTTTATTTCTATACCAGCTTCTTCTAAAGCTTTCTTTATCTGCTCTTCTGTTACTATCTGCATTTATTCTTCCTCCGAGAAATAATCATCTTCGTCTTGTAAATATTGTTTATCTACATTGCCCTTTATGTTACATAACTCAACAAGTTTTTCTGCAATCCAAATAGCAGATTCATATTGTCCTTCTTGTAATTCTCCAATATCAAATAATTTTTCTTCCCCGTATCTTTCAACAACTGCGGATATGGTTTCTGCCTCATTTGCAAACATTTGTAAATACTGCATTACTTTATCGGGAATTCTTATATTTCTTTTAGGTCTACTCATCAAGCACCTCCATGGAGCCCACCTGCTTTGCTACACCTCTCAGCCTATAGTACTCTTGTCTACTTATTTCCTTAGAGGTTTCAACACCTACACCATATTCAGCAGCGTCTACCAAAAAGTCATGCGCACACATAATATCAGAAACTTCATCCTCAGACATATTATTTATTTCTGAAAGTTCTGTAAGAAGTTCTCTTTCAAGTTTTCTGTGCTGTTCAGCTAATTTTCCCAAACGACCACATAAGCCCCAAGCTTTCCTAGAGACTTTCATTACAACAGGTGCGTCTTGCCCATCGGTACTATCTGCATTTATGTGTAGGTAGTTCATATTTACAACAACTCCGTTTCTTCAATTTCGTAATCCCAATCTCCAGAAGGTACTATATTATCACCTGTGGAAAGAAATCTTTCAACTTCTTCAGTACTTCTTCCAGTCTCGTCTACAATTCGCTGTACAGCTCCTTCATAAGTTCTATAAGCATAGACATTGTGAGCTTGTAAGTCTAAATGTAAATCATGGTTCTCATAATATTTTTCATGTAATAAATATATCAACATCCGAATAATTCCTTCTTAACATCTTGTAACATTTCTTCAGTTTCTATTTCTTCTATGGTTTTACCTTTATTCTTTTTAATATATTCTTCAAGTAAAAGTTCGTCCTTAACCTTAAGATACGTCTCAAGGTTATCATTGGGCTCTTCCCTTATCCATTCACATCTGAAGTACTTATAGTTCATCTACAACAACTCCTTAAGTTCTTCTGTCTTATAGGTAGTTTCTTCCACAAAAGTTACAGTTTTATACTGAGCATGAGCTTCAAATCTCAGTCTCTTGTAGAATTCAAGTGCCTTTTTCTTATCTGTAAATGCCTTAACTTCAGGTCTAGAGGAATTGCTAAAAGCACAAAGTCTGTACTTTACTAAATATTTTGTATCTGCCATTATCTATTCCTCCATTCTTTATAAGGTATAGAATTTCCATCAAAGCAAGTCACATATATCTGAAAATCATGTATTTCTGCATAGCCTACAGAGAACATCTTGTCTATAATCTCATAAATATTCTGAGAGCTATAAACAAATTGCTCAGAACCTTCATAGCTGTGGTCTCTTTGTGTTAATGTAAATACTTCGTCCATAATTTACACCTCCACCAATTCATAGTACTTATAAACTTTTGATCCGTAGTCTTCTTGTAAATCCAAATATTTACCGTTAACCACTGCTACATCATGGTGAGCCGTAGTTAATATGTACTTCCCTTTTCTGTGCTTTTCACAGAATTTCTGTACGGTCATAGACCTTTCACCCTTTTTAGGAGCAGGAATAACTCTTGGTTCTAAACCAAAAGCTTCTGCTCTTATTCCCGAATATTTCTTTCCACTTGCGTTAGGCATTACACCGTACTCTTTTCCAATTTCACAGCACTTATCATAAACTTCATACCATGATAAACCTGTAGCAGCACAAAGAGCCCTTACAACGCAATCGCACGCGTCTTCGTGACCTTCAGGGTTTGGGTTATAATACTTGAAATACTTGTCTTTTATCATATCTTTGTTAGCTCCTTTACTTTATAAGTATAACAATTTTTTTATGTAAGTTCAAGGTTATTTTTCTCTTCCTCAATCGCCTTATTCAATTTATTTACTTCCCTAGTGGCTTTTGCCCTTGAAGTAAACACCTTTTCAGCAGGAAAGCCATTACACTCGTCCCAGTACATGACTTTATACTTATCTGAACCTTGTACTTGCTGAACGTCAACCCTAGTTACAACCCAATAATCAGTGCACCACTTCTCATGTATATGCCACTTTGCAGGTCTTTCTTCTCTCTTATAACCTATACCATGGCACTCAGGACACTCATATTCTTTCCCTTCAAGCTTTATTTCACCCTTACCTTTACAAACAGGGCATTTTATTTTCTTTTCTTCAGAATAAAAACTTATAGTCCAGAAAGGAGTTCCTGGCTTTAATATTTCGTCCCATGCCAACAAATTTTTATCTTTCATTTTATTCTCCTTTCCACTTATCTTTTTTAAACTCTACATATTTCTCGTATTCTTTTATAGCTATTTCTATAGGAAGCTCCGCATTTGTGGAATATTCTGTGAATTCTTCATATTCCTTAACATATCTAAATACAGCTGTTTCTAAGTTGGGAACAATAATAGGAATTCTTCCTTCAATGTCTCTGCAGGACTCTTCAAGTAAATCTAACAAGCAGTTGTACTTTATAAGTGTCTCCCTACTTAAGCTCAAGTTATTTCTAAGAACTTTTGCATAAACAAGTACCCACTCCTTATTCTTTCCTATCCACTCTTTAAGCTTCTTGCCTGTCGGAATACGAGCATAGCCAAAATGTAGGACATCTGAGAGCATTTGCATGAGCTCTAATAACTGTTTATGTCTTATGCCTTTAGGTACCTTCACTGCAGCTTCTGCAGGATTCTTATCTAAAATTAAAAGCATCATGACCCACCATCTTTCTATACTCTTCCATCCATGCTACAGCTTTCTCATAAGGTACTTCTTTACTGAAATCTATAGTAATGAATTTTCTAAGACGTTGCCCATAGTACTCATCACTCAACCATATTATAGGCTCTGTGTAGTCTACCTTGGCTTCCATAATTCCTTTTTCAGTTAGTATATCTTTCAATCTATCAAAATACCAACAGGTATTACCCACATCCCTGTTCTTGTAAGTCAGTTCCACTTCATATACTAACTCTAACTTACACTCATAATCTACTTTCTGCCTTCTAAATTCATTAAGGGCTGATAAATGACCATAAGTTGCATACTCGAGATGCCTTTCCATTTCTTGACTTTCGGGAGACATTAAGTAATGTGGAATACATGTTAACCCAAAAGACTTCGTTTCTATGGAAAGGCTAACATTATCTAATATTCCACCACAGTACCTCTCACTATACTCAATTAAAGCCCCTCTTAGCTTAGAATCACACATATTGTAATAACTAAGCATTTCTGCAGGGTACCATTCTTCTCTTGTTATCATATTAGGTAATACTGCCATAACTTTTCTCCTTAATCATAGTAGTCCATTGGATCCATGCAACCTTCTATATTCTCACGTATGTAATCTACTTCTTCCCAGTGCTTTCTCAGTTGCCTTATAGCATTTTCCAAATGCTCATTAGACATATCCTTTACCTTTATTAAGTCTCCACTTTTTGTTTTCCACACGTAAGTTTTTCTTCTTTCAAGCTCGGCTTCCAATATCGCTAAGGACTTTCTATCTTTGAAATCAAGTTGTTCCACGATACTTTTAAACACAATGTACCTCCTTATTTATAGAATCCCGTACTTTCTATGTAAGGTTTAAAAATAAATCTCATCTCCATGCGCCCTTTCATACAAGCAACTTGAGATAAGTCCTTTTCGCGCGCCGCATAATAATGGAATCCCACACCTTTCCTTTCTATCCTTACTATCGAAAATATATCGTCAGGATGGCCCCTCCTTACTAGAGCGTCCCCTACTTCGTAGCAGACACAATCATTCTTACCAGTTTCCATATTCATTTCGCAGTACATCTACACCTCCTGCTTATAATAGCCCTCACCTACTTTAAGGACACTCATTTCTATAACATCTCCAAGTAATTCTGTAATTTTGTTCACAGTACTTAGGTCTTCTACTTTAGCTGTAATACTTAAGGTATAAACCCCCTCTGACATGCGCTCTCTATTGGCTTCCACTTTCACAACATTCCCTACATTCATTGATCTATAGAAGTCTATGCCAAAATTACTTAAAGCTTTTATAATACTCTTAGGAACTTCTCTTTGTCCTTTTTCAATCATAGTTATAATTTGCTGACTAGAACCAAGCTTTTGTGCAAATTCCCTTTGGGTTAAACCCATTTTATATCTTATATCTCTTAAAAGTTTTCCTTCAGTTATTTTAGTCATTTACACCTCCTGTAAAAAATCTTTCAACTTTGTAATTCTTGGTCTATAGCTGTTATTCTCTATACATTTATCCACTAAGTAAGGTTTCGTTAGTATATAAACTTTACTCTTACCCCTACTTACAGCCGTATACAGCAGCCTTCTTATATGTAAGAAGCTATTCACAGAGGTATCATCAAGTATAACAAATACCACTTTGTACTCAGACCCCTGACTTGCATGAACTGTAGAGCAATAAGATAAAGTCAACTCAGCAACGTCTAACCTGTTATAAGGGACTATTCTGTCTCCGTAATCTACAAGCATTTCGTCTTCTTCTGAGTCATAACTCAAGATAACACCCGTCTCACCATTAAAAACATCCTTCTTATAGTTATTTTGCGTGTGCCTTACCTTGTCCCCGACTTTATAGCCCTCAAGAGCTTCTTTACCTTTAGCATTCATCTCTTTCTGAAGTATAGTGTTAAGGTTATTCATGCCTATTTCCCCTTTCTTATAAGGAGCTATAACCTGAACCTCATTTAACCCTACAGCTTTTACTTCTGCTTTATACAAAGGTAAAAACTTTTCCTTAAGCTCATCAGCAGTTCCAAATTCCTCATAAAGAAAATCTTCTTTCTCTACAGGCTCAAATACCTTTCCGTTATTTATCATGGAACAGTACTTAATAATACTACTATTTTCCTGCTGTCTCATAATGTCTGTCAATAAAGAAACATGAACATTCTCAGAATCTATAGTATCTCCTAAAACGTTCCCTGCTTGAACCGAAGGAAGTTGGTTATTATCCCCTACTAAAAGAACTCTTGTACTCATTGTAGCTCCTTTAAGTAAGTTATTAAACAAAATAATATCCATCATACTTGCTTCGTCTATTATAAGAACTGTATCTTTTATATAGTCCTCATAAAGGTGAGAGTCACCGTCTTTAGTCATTTTAAGAAACTTGTGAATAGTTCTTGCTTCACCGCCTGTGCACTCTTCGAGTCTTCTTGCAGCTTTAGCAGTAGGACTTAATAGTACTACGTTAAACCCACATCTACTATAAATCCTGTAAAGTGCCTTTGTAATACTTGACTTTCCTGAACCTGCTGGTCCTGACAGAACTGCCACGTTTGTGTTTAAGCAATCATGGACCGCTTTTTTCTGCTGCTCGTTTAAAGTATAAGGGAAATTCCCTATTTCCTCTTCTACAATATCTTCTTTTATCTTCTTGCTTGGCATATAAGACTTCTCAAGAGACTTAACTTTCTCAGCTATTTCCCTTTCTATATCTAAGTACTCTTTATAGTAAACATAGAGTCCCCCACCAAGTACTACTTTTTTCTCTTGCTCAAGTTCTTCCATTGTATCTCCGAAGTAATCCTCAGAACCTGAAATGTCTAAGAGAGAATAAAATTTTCTACTTAAAGAACTTCTCACACAACCTGTGGAACCTTCCATCATAGCTTGTTGCTTAAGGAGGTACAAGAAGGCTATTTTTAACCGCAAAGAACCTGTAGGGTTTCCTCCTGCCTTTAAGTATATATCGTCTACCTGCTTAAAAGTAAGCTCCTTCGAAACGTCTAAAATTTCATAAGGGTTGGCCTGAATAATACTAACTGTTTCGTCACCAAACTCTTCTATAAGCTTCATTATGGTACGGTAAGAAATACCTATCTTTGTTAAGTATTTAATAGTAGGTTCATGAGTTTTAAGAAATGTTAAGCTTTCTTTAACTTTCTTAACAGTCTTTTTCCCTATACCGTAAACTTCCAATAAACGGTCAGTTTGGTTAGTTACAATTTCTATAGTATCATCACCAAAAGTTTCATAAATTTTTTCTGCAAGTTGAATACCTATACCCTCAATCTCTCCTTTTGCTAAGTAATTAATAACACCCTCTTTTGAAGAAGTATCTTGGGCTATTGTTAAGCTCTTAACAGAAATCTGCTTTCCGTACTGAGGGTTCACTATAATATCACCTGAAATAATTACTTCTGCGCCCTCAAAAGGTTTAGGAAAGCTCCCGCAAGCGCTTATAGAGCCGTACATATTTAGAAGTTCAAATTCCATGTCACCTAAGGAGTCTACAGGGGATAAACCAATTACACCCCACAATTTTTGAGAGTTATAGTACACAACTTTTTCTACAATAAATTTCTTTTCTTTAATTTCATTTGTCATGCCTTAATTCTATCATAAAAATAGGGTAAGTGCAAGGTTAATGGTAATTCCCAATAATAAAATAAAGTCGCGCCTCTATTGTGGTACGACTTTATTTTTGCACTAACTATTTACTGTTAGCCTCGACAACTATTTTATACATATAATACAGCTATAATAAATTTTTGTCAATCCCTTACTTAACAATACTTAATGAAAAGTCACAGCCGAAACTGTGACTTTTCTTATATAAAAAGGGAGGACTTATACTATGCAGATTGCAAGATAGAGAAGTTAAATCCTGCTCTTACAATATTTATTGTTAAATAAATACGGTTTGCATAGGCTGTAGGAGCTATTGTAAGCAAGAATCTTAATGTGTTATCCGCGATATCAGCATCTGTTGTAATGTCTTGGAAAGCATAATTATAAAATCTTGTGCCTACCATAGGAGACAAATAATCATCTGCTGTTGTTACAATATCTCTTCTCAATTCATCTGTTATAGGTAATTGTAAGTACTCTTTCAAGTTAATAGCAAGAGTTTCTTTAATATCTAAGATATTAAGTACTGTACCTATATTTCTCATAGCAGAATTAGCTACCTGCAAAGTATTTTGACACTGCATGTAGTATCTTCCAACTTTACCGTCATAAGCTACATAGTTAATAGAAGCGTCGTTCAAAGCTTCAGCTTCACCACTCATATCTCCTATTTTCCAATTAGCTACAACGCCTGTAACTAAGCCGTTTCTTGGTCCTGCATAAGCATATGGGTATCTCAAATTAGTAATAACATTTAACCATCCTGCTATAGCAACAGATTCAGAACCTATTTCAACGTCTCTTGAATTAAATAGGTCAGCCGTTACAACGTGAGGAGCATACATACAACCGTAGAAAGAAGTATTTGCTAAAGTATTTTTCTTATAATCTACAATATTAGCAGCTCTTGTTGAAGGAAGTGTAGCTTTTTCATCGGTCTTACGAGAGTTCAAGAACACCATGCAGTCTTTTCTTGTTACTGCTAATTGAACCAATGCCTGTTGAAATAAAGTAGTTTCAGCTTCAGCAGAACAGCCGTTACCTAAAATAGAAATAGGAATAGTTTTATCTTCAAAAACTGTTAATGCTTTTACTAAATCTGCAGGAGTAACAGCTTCACCATTTGAACCACCTGTAGCTGAAACAGGAGTACCTGCCAATGTTGAAGTAGGACATTCTATATTATTTTCATTGTTTATAACTTTAATATATGCTGATCCTGCTACAACGTCGTCTACATAAAGTAAAGAACCGTCAATAGCTTTAGCTTCAGGGTCTCTACTAAATGTGAAAGATTCAAGCTGTTCGTTAGTTTCAGTATTTATAACTCCTAATTGCATAGTATCAAAAGTACAAGGTTCTTCAAAGATACCTACAGCGCCTTTGTGATAAACCAATTCGTCAGGGTTATCCAAAGCTGAAAGAATTGTATATGCTAATTTACCGTTGTAAGCACCTGCGTCAATACCTGTAATAAGCATTAAGTCTTCTTCTGTAAAGAAATTAGCGAAAGCTTCAGGGTTAGCCATGCTATTAAAGTAAGCTGCTCCGTCAGCACCTTCTACAACAGCTTCTTTTACAACTACTTCAGTCTTGTTAGCTTCCATATCAAACTCAGCAGAAACTACAGTAAAGTCACCGTTGTTATTTCCATAGCCAGCTTCAGAAGCGCCTTTTACAGTAAATATATCACCTACTGTAAACTTAGCAGCAACATTACCGTCCAAAATAAATTTATTACCTTCAACTTCTGCTCCAGAAATATCTGCAATTTTAATAGCATTTAAAGGAGCTACAGGACATCTGTAAAGTTTTGCTTTATTTTCAGTCGGAGCTGTATAATCTGCTGTTATATCGCCTGTTACCGTAATAACCTTACCTTCAACAGCTTTAACTATATAATAACCGTCTACTGTGTTAGTTCCTGTTACTACAACAATCTCTCCAACTTCAGGAGCTTCACCGTCCACTGTTATAGTTTCAGCTTCTTTATCAACGTTTGTTACAGCACCGAAGTCCTTTGCTTTCTTAATAACAACACCACCGTATAAAGGATCATTTGCAGCTCTAACAATGTACATAGCATTTGTTTGAGCCATTACTTTTAAAATAGAATGAAAAGTAGGGTCGTCTGTTGGTTTTACAGTTCCTGAAAAAGTGTATTTAGTAAGAAAGTCTGTTGGGCTCGTTACTAAATTCCATTCGTTTACAGGACCTCTGTCTGCTTTTACAACATAACCTACATTAAGGGATTGTGCACCCTCAGGGATTTGTGATAAGTCGTTTAATGAGACATATACACCTGGTAATACTCTTGTCATGTTAATTTTCTCCATTTCGTAAACTTGTATCTTTACTAAATCAAAATTTAATCAGAGAAATAAAAATGACCAAAAAGCAATAAAAAAGAGGGTTATAGCCTCTTTTTTTAGCATCTATATAAGCGTGCTCATTATAAAATTATAATTTAATAATCTATTCCCTCTTCGGTTATAGTAATTATATCACGAGGTGTTTTCCCTAAAACGTCTACTTCCAAAATAATTTTTTCTAAGAGCTTTAAAGAAGTTCCCGGTGTTTGCACAACCCAATAAACCAAATCAAATTGATAAGCTTGTGTACACAGACTTCCCTTATGCTCTGTATCAAGCTTATCTAAATCTACCTCTCTTATATTAGCTGCCCTGCCTACTACTTCTTCATAAAGCTCGTAACCCCCATTATTTACGTCTCCGAATGTAATAACGTGGTCGTAATGGTAATTTATAAACCTATCAAAATACATAGCCATTTTTTCAGTAGTATTATAGAGCTTGTCCATGTCATTAGAAATTACCACCATATTGACAGGGACTGAGACCATTCTCGTTAAAAACTGTGTAGGCATCCCATTTACATAACGGGTCTCTTTATAAACGTGCGAAAGAATATTTGTTAAAGTTCTAACCTGCTTAGTACTAAACATTATAGTAGCCCACGGTTTAGAAGTCTTCTCAAAAGGAGCTGCTGCTAATCTCTGATGAAATCTAAAATCAAAAGAAAGTGCAGGGTCATACAAGTACTTGTAAATACCATGACTTTGGTTATTTGGTTTATTGTCCATGTATTCTCTTGTACCCGCCGCAATTTCTTTCTGCCCCTGTAAATCTGAAGCAGTAAAAGTAGCAAACTTTACATGACACTTATCTTCAATTTCGTCAAAAAGTTGCCCTATAGCATTTTTTATATAAGCATTTAATGGCTTAGCCATGTTTCTTACACTTCCTTATAACTTCTTCGTTCTCAGCTTGTATATCTTTAACTTTCTTAATGGCAGCAGGGTCTCCTATTAACTCCATATTTGGAAGAACTCTTACAGCATTAAGAGAACCGTCTTGCATCATTTCTGCCATTTTATGTGCATTCCTATCCAAAACTTTTTCTTTTCTTTTCTGCTGAAAATCTATTAATTCTCCTTCAATAAGAAGCATTAAACTTTCAAAACACTCATTCGAAAAAACCTTTTCCAATTTATTTCTGTAGTGCTGATCTATCATAGCATTAGCATGATCCGAAGCTGCTTTTTGAGTTTCTTTTGCCGTTTGAGGTTTTCTATTCAGCAATCTTTCCTTAAAATCTGCTAATTTCTTTTCAAGTCTCTTATTACGAGCCCCTACAAGATTAACACTCTTACTAAATTTAGCGTCCGCATCTAAAGCATTCTTTGTAAGAGAGTTTATTTTATCCTCAGAAGACTCAGGGTCTCTTAAGGCTGCTGTAAGCTTTCTATCCGCGTCCAAAGAATTTTGTCTTCTTTTGTCGTAAGCTGCCTGAACTGTCTCTGTATCAAGCTCATTGATAAATTCTTCTACTAAACTTAATATTTCTTCAAAACACTCATTAGAAACCGCAAAAGACTTTTCTAATTTATTTCTCAAATGCTGATCTATCATAGCATTACCATGTTCAGACTCTGCCCTTTGAGTTTCTTTTGCAGTCTGAGGCTTCCTATTTAATAATCTTTCTTTGAAATCTGCTAATTTCTTTTCAAGTCTTTTATCACGCTTAGCCCTAAGGTCTTGATTCTTTTGATATTTTTCTCGAGCAACTCTTCCGTCTTCTCTCGCCTGTTGTACCTCTTCAGCGTCATAATTTCCATTATTTTTACGAACTGCTTCTAAATACTTATCAATAGCCTTTCCTTCATTCTCTCTTCTCTTCTCCGCAGAGTTATTTACAGTCTCGTCGTCAAGCTCATTGATAAATTCTTCTACTAAACTTAATATTTCTTCATACATTTTTTCCATATTAACCATCCTCATCAGGTATATTCATTGTAAAACCACTTTCCAAATCTTCCATTGTTGCTGCATTATCGCTCTTCGCAGACCCTAAGGCAGACCCTAATCCCATAGAACTTCCTTCCTCGTTCTTAGGTGAATAATCTTCCCCTTCAACTTTTGTCTCCTCCTGCTGCTCTATTTCACCGTCTTCGTCCTTTGCTAAAGGTGATAAATACATGCGAAGCAGCATCATTCCGTCAGCTCCTGTAACTACAAGTTTCTTATCTACAAAAAACTTACTTATAGACTGACCTTGATGAACCACTACCTTAGTAGCTATTGGTAATTCTCTTTTTTTAGAAGTTTCTATAAAAGGTCTATCTATAGTATCCTCTGTAAAAAAGCTATCAAATTCTGCTTCAGAAGAATTCATGGCTTGCTTTGGAATTAAAAAAGGAATGTAAAACTTTGTTTTTAAATCAGGTTCTTTGGCATAAGTAGGACTTTGGTGAGGTGTAAATATCTTCATATCCCTGTACTTAACTCTATCCGTATAAGGTGGAAATATAGGATAGTACACGTCACACGGTAGAGCAAAAACTTCTTCATAAGATCTAGTAATCTTATTCGAAATTTTTACGTATCTCTTATTTACAGCATTTACCAAATCTTTCATGCTATTAAAATTTAATCACTATGTATAGAAGTTAGGCTCAATCTCATTATACAATATTGTACCTCTCCCGTCTAAGAAGCAGTCCATTTTTCTATATTCCCGAGACCAGTCAAGAGTAGGAGCACACCGTAGTTTACGACAATCTATGAAAAACATGGATTTCCTGTCTCCTTTTATGTCAACAGCAACTCTCAGGACATGCCCTCCATAATGTCCACAGTAAGCTATTATCTTTCCTTCTTTTAACTTAAGCATACCAAACTGGTTCCTCGTCTATGTAGTACAATGTATCATATTCACAAATACAACTTAATATTCTATCTTCACATGGAAGAATCCCATAAGTCGTTTCTCCGAATTTCTGGTACTTCTTTTTACACGAATACCCTTGAAGGTAGAATATGAAGATTTCTGCTTCCTCTAAGACAGTAAGCTTTGCCATGGAAGGCTCACGCGTGGATTCTATTACCATTACTTTTCCTTTTCCAAATTTAAGCATAGTAGCTTGGCTCCCTTCTCATCAAATATACTGCACTCTTATCTATTACACAATAAAAATCACACCAACAGTGATTCACTCTTTTATAGCACCTCATATCTGTTATAACAACATTTTCTATACCTAATTTACTTTTTATCACCCACACATTGCTTCCTTTAGTAAAAGACGCAACTATTCTTCCTTCTTCAAATTTAAGCATAGTAATTCGGTAAGTCCTCCTCCAAGTAAAAAGTATCTCCTATTTCTGCAAAGTTACCAATACCATAAAGCATCTTAAGTGCAGCGGTATGCTTCCTAAATATCATAGTACCCTTATCTAAAAAATAATAGCATACTTTATTAGAAGTTTCCCATTCCTGTATAACAAAATGTGTACTGCTAAAATAAAACACTACTTCTTCCTTATTAAAAGTTTTAAACTCAAACATAAAATAATGGCTCCTCCTCTTCAAGGAAATATCTACCTGCATACTCAAAGAATGTTCCTCTTGGGTGTCTGCGCCCCCTATCACTTTCATAAGAGAAAGTACCTTCTTTCATATATAAAAATATGTAATCTATGTTAGATAGTCTCACTATATAAAAAGAAGGTGAGTGCTTCAATATGTCTTTATCGTCATATTCTTTAAACTCAAACATAAAATAATGGCTCCTTCCTCATTAAATATAAAGTAGAACCTTCTTTCAAGAAATTCCAAGGAGTCGTAGGAACCCCGGGAACTGTTATTAGTGGCCACCAGAGACCTTTATCGTAATCAACATGGGCATAACCTCCAGTCGTATTTATTTCTTCAACTCTTTCTGAACATACCCCCAATCTGTATAAATACGTAGCTTCTTTAAACTCAAGCATAATAACTTACAACCTCCTCCTCTAAAAATAGAGTATCACGAACTCTCACGAATCTTCCATAGCACATTGAAGCTCCCGTTAATAAAAATCTCTCTAAATCTTCCACACGGTCACTCCTGGTACCTATAAAGTGCCCCTTAGTAAATGTGCACGTTCCCGAAATAAGCTTATAATAAGTATCATTATTTACACGAACTATATCATGAAAAAAAGCATAATTATCCTTTTCTAAGTCTAAAATTTCTATTCTATAAGGTTCTATAGTTCCCACTTATCCTCCTACCCGTAATAAGAAAAGAAATCTTTATCTTGCACAATAACTTCTCTACCTATTATTTTAAAATAAAGAATTTGAGATAGGCCATAATATACGGAAGAACCATCTATCTTTTTTAAGAACACTATATTTCCGTACTTCAAATTATTAGACGTAAAATTAATCCCAGCACAGTCAGGTCTTCCGTAATACTTCTCTTTAAGTTCTTCAATTCCTACTATATCAAACATGCCCTCATAATAGCACATTTTCTAAAACTTGACAAGGTTACGCAAAATCTCACATTTTACAATTTTTAAAAGTCCAATATATAAAATTCCATGTTTTTACATAGTCAGGATTTCCGCAAAGGCAAGGCTCTGCCCCATGGCAATTTTTACAAAACTTAATTATATCTTCGTCTTCTTTAATATCTTCTTGGCACATGCTCTCTCCAAAATTCCTCTTCATAAACTCTATTTAAGTCTAACTCAAAAACTTTATGTGTCAATATATCTATATGCCACCCTACATTAAAAACTACGCCGGCCCTAATTTTAACCCGTGCCCATAAAGGAACGTCTGCAGCTTCCATACATTCATATAATATATTATTCGTTTCTATTTTCCCAACTTTTCTCTTAGACAAAAACTCAGAAGGAACGTCTTCACACACCCACATATTATTTTTCCCTAAAAACCTTAAATAACCTTTATCCCTTAATTCTTTTTCAGTTAAATTCACTATAAGAGCTTCGTGAGTATAGCACCAAAGATCATGAATCGACGAACACCTAACGTCATAGTCAACAGGAGAACCTGCAATAGGAGCTACAAACCCTGGAATAGTATAAAAGTCTGTATACATATTTCTTGGGGCTAAATAAAGTTTACCACTATCAGATTTAAAAAGCTCGTTATCTAAGAGCTTCCACATTCTCTTTAAGTCTGTTTGTTCTACACGAGCCTTTCCTGTAAGAAATCTGCACATAACTTCAACTCCTATCTATAGGAGAATTTAATCTACTGTTCGTCGTTCTCCAATAAAGGAGGAGGCTCTATGTCTAACCGTTTGTGCAAGCTTTTCACAGACTGAGCTAAGATAGCGTATTTCTCTCTTAAGTGGTTAGCTTGGTCTTGCCTCATTTCCAGCCTTTTTATATCTTCTCTTGTCTCATTGGAAGTCATAGCTATCATATCTTTAATATGTGATATCTCTCGATTCAAAGCGTCCCTTTGGTTTTCTTTATTAGTATCTAAAAGTTCCTTCATATCAGACATATTTTTAGTTATCATATCCTTCATATCTTTTTGGAACTCATACATCATATTTTTTATAACTTCTATATCTGCAGCATTTCTTTCAGCGTTACTCTTCATTTGCCCAAAAATAAATATACCACCTATAATTGCTACAATGAGGGTTGCCCCACCCTCTACAATTCCACCTGAAATCATTTTATCTTCCTTCCTGCAAAAAACTTCCAAATACCTAACAAAACTAAGAAAGCTCTTTTAATGCAGTTGCAAGTAGAATGTTCTTTAATTAAAGCAAAATACATTTCAAAAATTAGCTCTCTAAAATCTTCTTTAGAAAGTCCCCATTTCTTTCTTACATTGTCCCCTTGTTCCCCTAGTAAATAATCTGTGATGATAATATAACTTTTATAACTTTCTATTTCAAAATCTTTTGATACTACCAAAGGATATTCAACTTCCCCTGAGAGCTTTAATGTTAGCTCTTTTACTTTCCCATTTACATAAGATAAAATATAAAAAACAGGATCATGCAATACAGGAGTAAAAGGATTCTTGCTACTTGCGTCTTCTATCTTTCTATAAAAATCTAAAACACTTATTGTCAATTTCAGGTTCCTTTCTTTACAAGCTATAATTTAATAAAAAGAAAGGGCCTCCCTAAAGAAGCCCTAAAATATAACCTGAACACAATCATTAAATTTCTTCGCAATAATTTAAGGAAAAATACTCTTTCCCGTTTTTACCCCATTTAGTACTACCGTTCGTTTCAATAGCCCAAACAGTAAGTACTTCTCCCTTTTTAGCTACCCTTATCTTATTAAAGTTTACTCCTGCCCCACTCCTTATATTCAGGTCACATGTAGTCTTTACTTTATAAGGGAGTGCTTTACCTTCTAAAATATTTAAATCTACAGGTTTAAAGAAAAGTTCTCTTTCAGCCCTTCTTCTTTTTGTTAACCCTGCAAGTACTTTTCCTCCTGCCTTATTATATAAAAGTAAAGCTTCTCCTATTTGTTTATTTGTACGATTTCTACAGAGACTTTGTAAAGACCCTAATCCACAATTATAGACAAAGGATACAAGAGCCGAGAATTCGTTCTCATTAAAATTCCTGTGAAGAGAATTAACATAATTCTCATACTTTACTAAGTCTTTAACAAGCTGCTCGTCTGCCTGTTTTTGCGTCCACACAGTCCCGGCCTTAACCCCATAATGTCCCCAACCTATAGTCCATAAAGTTTCAGTAGGAACGGGTTTGTACGCTTTGAGCCTACATCCCTCAAAGTTCTTCAATAAATGAATTCCTTCTTTATTTATATGCAAACCTATACTCCTAATCTTTTGCTTAATTTATCTAAGGTATCTTCAGCTACAAGTAAATTCTGAGCTTCATATTTCTTCACAGTATTAGCAACTTCTTCTCTATTTATAGGAGTCCACTCTGCCTTTTCCCTATCTACAGGCCTCTCCGCTTGTCCCTCATTTTCCTCTTTTTTAAATTCTTCATTGACAGAAGATACCTTTCTTACTTGTAAGAAGAGCAATCCCAAACACTTATCCAAATGCTCAGAGATACTGTCTAATAAGGAACCTGCCCCTCTTGAAGGTGCCTCCTTTATTTCTTCTAAAGCTTTATTAGTCTTTTCAATAAGACCTCTTATTCGTTCAAAACTTACTTTATCGTCTTCAGCTATCTCAGGAATTAACGGAATAGCCATTTCTAAGTATTTTCCGCTTGCTAAAGGTAACTCCTCAGCAGCTAAAAATACATTTTCTTTTATCTCATCAATGAAATCATAAACATCATCTTGAAGTAAATCTGCAAAAAGGTGCTTAGAATACGCCGCCGAACCTGAAACATTATAATGTATATCTTTTGCAAAATTAGCAATAGCCATAAGTAAAGCTATAATCTTATTAAATTTTTCCATGCTCTATTCTTCCTTCCACTTTCTATTAATAAAGTATCTACTTGAAAATTTAATAAAAAAGTGAGAATAACACTAAGTCCTATTCATGAGAAGGAAGTTCTTTATGTTCGAAAAGGTAGTCCATATCTGCAGTGGTATAACCAAGGAGTTGACCTACTACGTCAAATAATCTGATACCGTTTGCTTCTGCACCTCTATAAAAATCCTTAGCTCTAAATTCTATAGCTAATGCTTTAATATCTAAATCAGGAAGCTCTTTATGGATATAGGCTTTTAAATCTTCGAAATCCATTCCTTTTGCTTTATACAAAGCCCTTTCAACGTCAGAAGGTGTAAGAGTAAGCTGGTCTAATTCCTTACGGTATTGTGCTCTCTTATCCTCTTCATAATTTGGGTTTTCAATAATTTTTTCACCATCCCATACATACAGTAATGAATCATCACAAAAGTTATTATATACTTCTCCTGTTACTTCGATATTTTGTATTTCTTCATTTATGCAAGGGCACTGCCCACATCCACTTATTTCATTGTTTTCAATAAAAATATAATACATTTGTCCTCCTATTCGTTTAATCCTATACGTCTATATCCACACAAGTATATTTCTGTGTCAGCTTTTACTCCTGAAGTTGCTGTATTTATTATATATAGTTTGCCATCTGCACCAATCGGAATAACCGTAGATTTCCAGTTATCATTTTTATTTGCAGTTCGTGTATTTGCATAATTCATATTTAAAGCATAATTCATATTTAAAGTAAATGACTCATCAAATAAGCTACTATACACAAGAACACCACTATAATTACCTGAAGTTGTACCTGTTGCACACCAACCTGAAATTATTATTTCATATTGGTAATCATCATTAGGGATTAAACCTAAAGATTTTAAATTGAACGTATAAGTGTTTCCTGCTGTATAAGTATAGAGTGAAATTCGTGTGAAATTGGTATTAACCCATTGTCCATCAAAATTATCACCACTAATTGTATATGAATTTATTTTTTCAATACAATTTCCATTATCATCATTTGTACCAATCCTACGATAACCATATATACGTACATTACAGTTTAAAGTGCTACTACTAGGCAGAGAACCTGAACCGTTAAAATATAAACTAATATTTCTATCATTAGCAAAAATAGGTAATGTACCACTTGCAGCTGTTTCTCTTGTGCTTGCCGTTCTTGTCCTGACACGACCAAGAGTTAAGCACTTTCCGTCTGAAAAATCATCTTGTGTCATTGTACCTGAAGCAATTCTAGTCGTAGTATAATTTCCACTTGTTTGCCCTGTATATATATGACCCGAAAATAATATTTCATAATCATAATTATCATCAGGTAAATAATTTTCTAGACTAATGACACTATAAAATGGGGGTGAAGGCTTACCGCTATATGCAGTTATACCATTATGAATAAAGCGACCGTCCGCAATATCACCACCTATCAGATAATATTTTTTATAATCCATACCTTCCCAAAATCGCACATTATTAACATTTATATACGTTCCGTTTAGGTCAACAGAACCTAAAAAAGCACGCTCATAAAGTAATCTATTTGCAGAATGATTGCCAATCCTTAATGGAAAACTATTTGTTATATCCATAGCATTATCGGTAAAGCTTGCTACTTGCATATAATTTTCACCATCTGTTGAATATCTGAAAGTTTTTGTTTTACCGTTTACTGATATTTTTACCCAATATGTTGTGTTCGTACTTGCAGTAAATAGAGTTGTGCTTGTATTTGTTTCCCAATTATAGGTAGTTATATTCCAAGTATTTGATGATATCTCTAATGTAAAGAAGTTTTCTGCACATAAAATATCTTGTGTCGTTGATTTTGTGACACTCCCTGTTGTGAATTTTACAACATACTCGGCATTATCTTGTTTACCGTTTAATACTTGTAAATAATTTCCTTCACTAAATACACTTACAATTCCGTTTAATACTGTCGGATTGCCGTAAATTAAGGCATTTGGGTAAAGATTTTTACTTTCTATACAAATATTTCTCATACGTTTTTCCCTACCCTTCTAAAATAGGAAACTGTAAAATGTGTATCAGGACAAGTATAGTTACGAATGTTTGTGATACTTATGTTTCTGTTACTACCATGTATTACAACCCTGTAATTTCCACCACCCAAAATAGAACTTGCACCACTCCGAACATAATCAGAACCCATATATTGAATAAACTCTCCGTCACCATTTTTAACCGCTAATGTTGATTGTTGCCCGTTTGTACTATTTGAACCTGTCCATACAAGCCCTATAACTTCATAATCATAATTTACATCCGTTAAAATTTCAGATAAATCAAATGTTTGTGTAGCATTTGAAGCAATTGTTACACCTGACATAAGTTTTAAATTAGCAACTTTCCACTTGCCATTTAATTGTTTACCACCTATCGGAATTGAATTTATATTACTTATATAATCAGTCATTAGCTTTGTGGTACTCCTATATATAATGTTGAAGTCGTGCTATCATACCAAATATCGGATGAATTAACTTTATTATCTAACTGTGTCTGTATATCGGAACTATCAGCTTTACTTTCAAGTATTTCTCTTGCATCTATATCCTTAACCCAATAAATATTTGTACCGTCTGATAATTGCGAAACAGTCCGATATTTTTTTAGGAATACATCAAATTCTACTGAATCATCTGCGACAAAGCTTACTCCTTGACAGCCTGGTGATGTTATAGTTAATGTAAACGGTCCCCATTGTGAGCCTTCCCCAGACGACATATCTCGTGTTATCCTTACAGTTACATCCCAGTATCCAGGCTCAGTAACATCAGGTTGTATATAACTATATGATATTTGTTCTGTATATGGGTAACACTCTGGTGGAGCACTTACAGTTACTGTTGGTTCTACACCTTGAGGTAATCCTCTCACTATTCCCCTAATAGATGTTCTCATTACCATATCTCTAACTCCAAGTTAATTTTTCTTGTAAACTATTGTATGTCATTGATACACCACCCTGAATATCAATATTACCACTACCTAATATACTCGTATTGTTGATAGTTTTTATATTAGTTCCTGAAACTAAAGTATCTTGTTTATTACTCAAGGCTGTATAAACACCGCCACTTGTTACTGTATTTGTACTTGCAGACGTAGGTGAGCTGTCCATATTGATACGTGCATTAGGAATATACCCTGTTGTACCGTCTAAAAGTTGGTAATTATCACTATTAAAGCCAACGCATAAACTGTTAGATGTGTTATTAGTGCCTTTGTTTAATTGTATGGCATAATCTGCCGTTGCTTTTGCATAATTACCTAATCCTAGTGCGTGGCTTGCATTTCCGAACGAATACGCACCCAAAGCGGTACCATAGTTGCCTGTTGCTTGCGAACCTGTACCAATATTAATAGCTTGAGATTTAGTACTAGCTGTACCGTCAACTGTTATTGAACTGTTACCTGTTGCAGTATTCTGTAAGAATTTTGCCCCAGCAATAGCTATACCACTTTGTGCATTAGTACTCGTAGAGTCAAAAATTTGGTCTACGTCAAAGTGAGCTGAAATCATTGGACCTCTAACGTCACAAACACCAATATAATTGCTATTTCCCAAAGTTACAATTTTTGATTCACTACACGCTACTGATACCCATCGTGTATCAACTTCTAACTGCGGAATTAAAACTGACAATTCCCATGTAACACCATCTTCTGAAGAAGAAAAATAACCGTCGCCTCCAATGGCTATAAATTTTTCCCCGTCATAGGTTAAAGCTTCCCACCCATGATTTCCTAAATTACTAATGGCACCTAAGTCTGTCCAATCTGTACCATTTGTAGACGTAGCAACATATCCCCTTGCGTCCATCACTACAAACTTATTACTTCCATAAGCTATTACATTATATCCCGCACTATCCCCATATTCATCCGGGGCGTACTGTTCTGGTTGTGCCCATGTTGAACCATCGTTAGAAGTTGAAATATACCCCATAGAGCCTAAAGCTACAAATTTTCCATTTCCGTAAGCTATAGATTTCCATCCACCGTATTCTAAAACGGACTCCACTTCAGAGGCTGCCCAAGTAACCCCGTCAACAGAAGACGAGAGGTGCCCTTCATAACTTAAAGCTACAAATTTTCCATCCCCGTAAGTTACTGTATAACCAACACAAGGTTGAAATAAATTTGGATTTTTTACTGCAGAAGTCCATTCAGTACCATCAATAGAAGTTGAAGTATACCCTTCGTCACCTAAAATTACAAATTTATTATCACCATAAGCAATCGAAACCCAATCACGACTGTTTAGGTGCAAATTACTAACTTCTTCTGCTTGAGACCAATGAGGAGTTGCTTCATTAATAGTAATATGATCCCCCGCAATTAGCGTATCTTGCTTTTCATTAAAAACTTCTGAAAGAGCCACACCACTTTGTGCGTTAGTACTTGTAGGATCATAGGTTTGGTCCACAGTAACTGAAACAGTAGCCCAACTTGGGTTAGTACCATCAGTTGTTAAGAACTTTCCACTCTGCCCTGTTTGAGAAGGTAAAACATTAGTAGGTAAAATTGGACTCAAATCTACCATACCTGTATTTGCTGTTTTAACTGTAGTAGTTCCGTCAGTAAATCCAAGAGGTAAATAAAAATTTGTATAAGTTGTAGTTAAATTAAATGGGGATTTAGCTTTAGAAACCAAAGGAGCGAGTAAATTATAAGCCCCACTGTTAGAAGAGTCGTACTTCCTAAAACCTACATGAGTTATTCCAGCTGCAGCTGAAGCATAGTTCCCTAATGTCATTAAAGGAGCACCGTCAATAGTGTTTGTTGGGTTAAATTCTAAGTAACCCTTTTCTACATTGTTATTATCATATAATGTAAACCCTAATTTATTATTTGAAGCAGACTGCTTAAATCCAATTTTCTTCTGCCCTACAAAAATTTTAGTACCTGTAATATTTTGATCTGTATTTGTTGTTACATAGTTATTTAGAGAAGAAGCAGTTAGAAAGTTTGCTCCTGCTATAGCAACACCTGACTGAGCATTAGCAGAAGTAGGGTCATAAACTTGGTCAATTGTTATAGAGCCACCACCTTGAATATCTATATTACCATTTCCAAGAAGAGACGTATTATTAATTGTTTTAATATTAGTCCCCGAAACTAATTCTTCCTGCGGAGTATACCCAAGAGCTGCAATAATATCTGTATCAGTAATACCCACGTCATCAGTTATTAAATACAATTCTGATTCATTAGGAGTAACAATACTATCGTATTGTTGCTTTGTTAACTTATTTATAACTAATTGACTTATATTTGTATCTTGTGACATTTTTAACCCTTTTACACTAAAATTTAATTCTCAGGAGGTATTTGCTCTTCGTTTTCTTCCTCAATTATTTCTTCAACTATTTCCTCATAATTTTCTGCAGTATCCCCGTCTTTCAACCAAACTACAGGAAACACCTCTTGTGTACTTATTCTTCGCAAAGTGTATCCTTCAGCAGGGTAAAGTACTTGCCTTTCTTCTATTACTTCAACTCCCTCAGGACAAAACCCGCACCATATACCTGAAACTCCGTTTAATGTTCCTACATAAGATATCTTTATTTCCATATTTTAATCCTTTCTATGTTGTTGCAGGTAAATCAAAAAGAACTGTTGTATTTGTTCCGCCAAAACCACCTGTAACATCGGTCCAATTTCCTATTACAGACTGTAAGTTACTCGGGAAGTGCACTGTGCAACCTGAAACACTGTTCAGCATATTGCTAAATTGGTTAGTATAATTTGACCCGAAGCTATTCGAAGTTAATGACGGAAATGAAAGAGTAACTAATGAGGTACACCCACGGAAAGCATAACCCAGTGCATTACTACCAGAGATTGTTGTCAAACTTGATAAATCCACTGACGATAAATTGGTGCAACCATAAAAAGCATAACCTAACCCCATACTGCCACTTATAGTAACTAAAGAACCCAAATTTATAGAAGTTAAAGAAGTGCACCCACGGAAAGCATAATAAAAAACATTACTACCAGAGATTGTCGTCAAACTTGATAAATCTACTGACGCTAAAGAAGTAGCCCCGTAAGCCATCTCATACAAGCCACTATTGCCGCTAATAACAGTTAAAGAACTTAAATCTATAGAAGTTAAATTTATACAATCCCTAAAAATAAAATACAAAGAATAAGGATTACTTACTGTTGTTAAACTTGACAGATCAGCTGAAGTTATATATGGGCAACTATAAAAGGCGTAAGCTAACGCGTATCCTCCCAAGTCTGTTGCGTTACTAGGTAAAGTGAAAGTAAAATCACTATGAGGCGCCCCGTATACTCCATTAGTATCAACCTCCCTTGGGATGCCATCAGAAGTTCCGCCTGTAGATGTTATTATAGTAGGACATACTCTCTGTGACCCAATGTAGAAACTCATTATGCTACACTCCAATCTCTCATAACAATAGTAGTTAAATCTGCAGACCTTGCTATATTACTACTTATTCTCGCGTCAGGAATTAAACCTGTTGCGTCCAAAAGTTGATAATTATTATTATTTCCGAGGCCTATGCTTAACGTATTAGCAGTAGAGTTCGTACCTGTCCCTATTTGAATAGCAGAACTCCCTGAAGCACTTGCTCCTGAGCCTATAGCTACTGTCGTAGCATTAGATGCACTTGCATACTGCCCAATAGCAACTCCATTTTGACCTGTTCCATTTGAACCATAACCTATATTTACTGCACCTGACTGACTTGAAGCATTACCTAATATTGTTAAGGCATTACTACCTGTTGCAGTATTCTTAAGAGCATTTTCATTAACCCATTTCTGCGTATTTGAATTATAAGAAAGGACTTGCCCGTTGACTAAACTTGACAAAGCAACGTCAGTTAATCCACTTAAAGACGTTGTAAATGAAGCTGTAGTATTTACCCACTTTTGAGTAGTACTATCATAAGTTATATACTGCCCGTCAGTTAAATTTGTCAAATTTACGTCCGTTAAATCGTCTAATGCTTTATCAGGAATTACAGCTGAAATAATAGCACTATCGCTATCATTATAAGTAGAGGTATAACCCTCTTCTGATATAGCAACAAATTTTGTTCCGTTGTAAAACAAGATCCTCCAAGAAAGGTCACTCGAGTTCAAGTTAGAATCTTGTACTGCTTGCGTCCAAGTTGTGCCATCTGTAGAGGTTGAATAATATCCATTGTAGCCTAAAGCTACAAATTTTGTTCCATTATAATATAGTTTCTCCCATGAATGATTTCCTAAATTAGAATCTTGTACTGCTTGCGTCCAAGTTGTACCATTTGTAGAAGTTGAAATATACCCTGAAAGACTTAAAGCTACAAATTTTGTTCCGTCATAGACTAAGCTCCTCCAACTCTGATTACCGAAGTTGCTATTATAAGTTGCTGCTGTCCATGTACTACCGTCTGCAGAGGTTGAAATATACCCTGAAAGACTTAAAGCTACAAATTTTGTTCCGTCGTAGACTAAGCTCCTCCAATTCTGATTACCTAAGTTACTATTATAAGTTGCTACTGCCCATGTAACACCATCGACTGAAGACGAAACATAGCCACCCCACGATATAGTCACAAACTTATTATTTCCGTAACTTAAAGCGTCATATCCTATACTAGGTTCATATACTAAATTAGGAACATTTTGAGCTTGGCCCCAAGTACCCCCGTCTGTAGAAGTCGAGATAATACCCGATCCTCCAATAGCCACCCATTTTGTTCCACTATAAGCTACTGAACTCCAATGGTTGTCCCCTAAGTTCGTATTTACTTCTGCTTCAGTCCATCCTTTTGAACTTTCAGTAATTATTATATTATCCCCTGCAGTTAATTCTTTTTGAGGGACATACCCAAGGGCTTCCTCTACATCGGAGCTATTAATCTCAGTAATATAACCTTGTCTTATAGTCCATTCTTTCGAAGCTATTTCTTCACCATTATAATATGCTTTGGCGTTGTTAACCGTATCTGTCTCTATATAAATATTGGTAGGAGAAATAGCAATGGTGTTATTTTCATTGCCATCCGTAAAGCGCAATGAATCCGCACTTGTAGTTGGGTCACTAAAATTACTATCTATATAACCCACACCTGCGTCTACAATATATTGCTGAGCGTCAATTACATTTGTAGAAACTTTCGGAGCGTCTATAACAATGTTATCATCTCCAGTTGCAGCGTCTGTTTCATTAATAATAGAATTCCCGCTACTAAAATTGATAGTACTATCAAAAGTAGGATTAGAACCTTCAACAACAACTGTGGCACTATTAATAGTAACGTTATTATTAGCTCCCCCGTCAGTATAGAAATTAATACTGTCTGCTGATATTGTTATATCTTCCCCTGAATTATCAAAAGGAACATAATCTTCTAAATCACTACTTTCAAGTTTATTGTTAAGTTGAACCTGAATATTTGAAGTAACATCTGTTAAATACCCAAGCTTTGTAGAAGTAATAGAACTTACAGCTACCTTTCCATTTGAATTGGAAACTAAAACTCTCCCTGTAGTTAAATCACTGCTAGTAATAGTTGTGGCTGCACCTGTGATAGTAGGTTGCTTTCCGTCCAAAGCATTCTTCAAGTCAGTTTGATCACTTAAATCACCTGTGATATTTCCCCATTCTAAAGAAGTAACGTCTCCATTAACCCATTTTTGAGAAGTACTGTCATATGTTAAAAATTGACCGTTAGTTAAATTGGATAAAGAAACGTCATTTAAACCTTCGATGGTTAAATCCGCAACTCTTGCTATATTTGTCGAAAGACGAGCGTCGGGAATTAACCCCGTGGTACCGTTAATTAATTCGTACGTATGGTTATAATCTGAAAATTCTAAATTTAAATTTGAACCTTCTATATCAATAAAAGTTGTGTATAACCCTGAAGAAATAGACATATCCCCGTTTGCGGAAAGAGCAATAATCTTACCATTACCACCACTTTGTCTCCACCATCTTGACGAAGTGTTATCTACTATAGGAGTTCCTTTTACCCAAGTAACTCCATCTTTAGAAATAGCCACACTTCTACCATAGTGCTCAGTAGCAATAAATTCACCTTCACAATAAATTAAGTCGTCCCAATAGTAAGAACTTCCTGTACCTTCATTAAGGACACTGTTAAGAGACGGATCAGACCAATTTACTCCGTCTAATGAAGTAGATACATACCCACGTTCATTTAAAGCTATAAACTTGTTATTTCCGTAACTTATAGCACTCCATCCATTAATGCTGTCACTAATTTGATCTCCTGCAGTCCATGTACTTCCGTCGGTTGAATAAGCTGTGTACCCGTCAGCATTTAAAACTACAAACTTATTATTTCCATAAGTTATCTTATACCATCCTGACAAACTAATATCTCTTAAATCAAGATTTGGCGCTCCAACAGACCAATCTCCTGAACCTTTAGTAGAAATATAGCCTTCCCAACCTATAGCAACTACTAAGTCACTTCCATTATATGCTAAATCATACCAGTCGCCATTACCTAAATTGGCATTTGGTGTGGCTGTAGTCCAAGCAAGGGTAGACACAGAAGCTTCGGAATAATACCCCGTAAAATCAATAGCTATAAATTTATCGTCAACAAGTTCTATTGCTTCCCATGATAAAGTCGTCCCTGAAGGGGACAGAGCAGCTACACTTGTAGGAGTTCCCCAACCTAAGTCAACTTTAATTCCCTGTTTTAAATCCAAGGCACCTTGCAAGTCAACCTGGTTGCTTAAAGTCCCAATAATATTTCCCCATTCAGCAGAGACATTTGTATTAGAAATTTTTAGTACTCCACCAACTTCCCCTATAGCAATTCCTTCCCCTGCATTCTCTGAAGTTAAATTATTTTGTTTTAAATCTAATTGGTCCTTTACTAACTTTGCTGTAGGGTACTGAGTATTATTTGGATTCTGTGAAAAAGCACTTACTTTATTTGCTTGATTCTCAGGAGTAAATCCGAGAGCGTCAACAACCATCGTACTGTCAATGCTCTGAAGAGCTGTTTCAGCCAAAGCCCCTTGAGCTGCTGTAGCAAACTCATTTACATTATGAGTAACTATATTTCCAAAAGTACCTAAAGTACTATTTATGGTAGCTATATCATTTTCATTTATAGAAATTTGACCAATATTAATGTCATTAGCCCCTGAATTTATAGCTGCCCATTGTTCTGCAGTAAAACTTGAATTATTCAATGTATATTCGTACATCCAAGTAACTACATTATCTTCTACAGTAGCTTTATATCTATTATAAGCTGTATTTAAGAGTTCACTATCCTTATCTATATCAGAAGCTCTTAAATTCCAAGTTTGGTTTACTATATCAAATCTATATAAATCAAATTTAGTTCCGTCTATTACCCACGCGTAATCAAAGTTTGTAAGCAGAGTCTTGTCATAAGCATTTAAATCTGCAAAAGAAGCCCAATCATTCCCATTATTTGTAACAACACTATTTATTACAAAGGCATAGTCATTGTTTGTGACTTCCCCTGAATATGATTCTAAATCACTTACATTATTAAAAGTTCCTATAAAATTAGCTGTATTAGTAGCTATCGAGCTATTTACAAATTCTTTATCAGCCAATTGATTAGAAGTTGAAGCTGCTGAAGGAATTTTCCCATTTATTGTGGCAATATCCCCTGCATTTGTTGCTATATTTGTAGTATTAGTCGCTATTTGAGTTAATTGTGCTGCTGTAGCAAACTTATGAATTGTGTTAGTATCGTCCACCAAGTCAGCGCTTAGCATAGATGACGCAGTTATCAAAGGTTGCTTAGAATCTAAGGCCTCTTGCAAATCTGTTTGGTCACTCAAAGTCCCTATAATGTGACCCCATCTACCTAAGTCAATTTCAATATATTCAGAACTTAGAGTTCTTCCATTCTGGTCCTTCAAGGAAATAATATTATCTTCCCACCCAAGACTTTTACCATAAATAATTTCAGTTGAAAGAGCCCCTACATCTTCTGCTGTAAGAGTTATATCCCCCGTTAAAGGATAATTATTAATCTTTGTTGTTTTATCAACTTTTAAAGCTAACTCAGCGTCGAGACCCTGCACTCGTTCAACGGCAGCGTCTACTTCAACACCTTCAAATTTAGATAGATAACCGTTTATACCATTTATATACATACCTTAGAATTTAATCTCCCTCTTCCTCTGTGCTCTCCTGAACATAGAAATCCTCGTGGTTTTCCTGACCTCCTTCAACCTCATATGGAATATGATTTTCATTATTGTTTTCTTCTTCAACCATAAAGTTCTGCAGCATATTACCAACATTTGAAACTACATAAGTAACCCTTTGTCTTGTATAAGGTAAAAGAGTTACCTTACCTTTCATAGTCAACTTAGCCCGAAAAGCCATTAATGTAGGATAAACATACTTTTCAACAAATTTAGCAAATTGTGTGAAAAATGAGGCGCTCACCATACCTACGTCTAATTCAGATTCTAAAGAAAAAGTATTTTCTTCACCCATAGGTAAAGTTTCAAACCATTGAGTTAAGACTACGTTATCAGAAGAAATTGTAAAAGGAGCCAATGATATCTCCCCTTCAAAAGGGTATTGTGTTTCAGAAGTACTTCTATCTATACCTATACAAATATATCCTCCAATTATTTCCATGGAAACAGAAGAAGGTACTACTATATAATAACTATACTTTTCTCCGTCTGTAGAAACTCTTACTGAATATTCATTTCCGTCAAAACCGAGAGTTATATAATAGTTTGTTTCGGGTCTCAGTACTCTTGCACTCACAAAAGTGTCTGTTCCGTCAATTTCTTGCCATGCTCTTTGACCTGAAATTTGTTGACCTACTTTAAGAACTACACGGCCATAAGAATCAATACCTAAATAAAACCCATGATTAACTGAGGAAGCAATACACTGGTCCTGAGTAAAGGTTCCACCTGTTCTTATCTGAAAATTAATACTAAATTTCCCTGAAGCTGTAAAATTTGAATAAACAACATAATCATTAACAGAAAAATCTGAAACTTCATTTATTGAAGAAACAGTCGGTTCACCAACATAGGATAAAGTTAAAGCGTCATCGGGACTTCTCAAAAGCTCAAGAACTGTCTCAATTCCTCTTTTACTCCCCTTTAAATGATGAATCATGACTAAAAGGTAAACTAAAACTCGTAGACTATCGTTATCTTGCCCTAACAAATCTCTAATATAGCCATAGCCACTCTCTTCTATAATAGCTTCAACACATTCTATAGGAAGATCTTGCGTGTTTTTATACTTACTCTCTATATTATAAAAAGCAGAAGCTAAAAGCTCTGTTTTTTCGTAATCAGTTGACAAAATATAGTCAATTAAGGGTATAATTTTTTCTCCATACAAAGGAGTATTAACCCAGTACTGAGGAAGAAAATAACTCGCTGAATATCCTAATATGCTCACTTATTACTCCTCCAAAATTTCTAAAGTATGGGTAAACGTTACATAAGAATTCCAATCATAAGTAATTTCGTCAACATTTTTTATTAATGTCCACTGAATACTTCCGTCTATAGTTCCGCGTTGCGCAACTTCCAAAATTGTGTAATCCTTAGACGGGTCAATAGCCATCTCAGTTTCTGCCCCGTCTTGGTATCTTGTAACTCTTATTTCTGTGCAATCTACCCCCTGACCTCCAATTTCCTTAACCACAGGGTATACAGCTGCTGTAACCGCAAAGGTTGTTACTCCTCCTGCATAGGTAGCCTCAATCGGGTCGCCATTACGGAAATAGTAAGTTACATCTCCTTCAACATAAAATCTACTGTTAAGACTATCTTGAACTGCTACAGGATAATCATATTGCTCAAAATTTAAATTCTCTTCGGTACCTGTAGAACCCGTATAACTTACACACTCTAAGGAATACGGCCCTTTAGCATTAACTGTTTGACCTAACTGAAATTGAGATAAAGAAGCCCATGCACTTGTATTATCGTCATTAATATAATCTTTCACAACCCATACTATGCCACCGTCTACAATAAAGTCACCAAGTTCATGACCTGTTGTATCAGGTTCCGTACCTCCACTTGTACGTACAATATCCACACATTTAAACATATAATCAGGGTACTGTTTTAAGTACATGTAGTCCCCTATGCCGTACTGAGTACTTGGAGACCTCAAAGAAATTGATAAAGAAGGCATTCCCGGAAGTTTTTTAAAGCACTTCCAATAAATTGAACCGTCTTGTATAACAATATCCGTATCAATTTCAGAAGGAGGGATAACGGGAATTCCCCACCCATCCGCAGGTTCCGTAACTCCAGTATAACCTAAAATCTTTGAAGCTTTATATAAATTATCCCCAACTTTTATAATATGTCCTAACTGATAATCAGTATTAACTGCTCTTTCATTAATAGTCAATGAAACACGAGCATATTTTACGTACGGAAGATCTTCAATGAGCCTTTCTAAGGTATATACATTAAATGTAACCCCCAACTCCTGATTATAATAATTTTTTAAAATATTATCTATATCTAAATTTATATCAGCTATACTTTTATATTTATTTCTAAGAACCATTTGTATAGTTATATCTGCAACTTCTCTTCTTGGAACAGTAATATCAGGAAGGGGAGTACCAAAATAATTTTCTTCTTTTAAAACTTCTTTTACCTCAGCTACTTCAGTATTTGCAAGTCTTTCCTTATTTTCCGAAGCAGTTCCTGGATAAACTCTTGTTCCTGTCAACAAAGTAGAATTATCCTTCAAATAGGTTATTAAAGTATAAGTCGGAGTTAATGCCTTCCAATTAGCCTGAGTAACTGAAGGAATTATTTCCTGTAACCTATTTGCGTAATCCACTTTTGACCTTATTAAGTTCTGAGTTTCATGGTCTAAAGGAGCAGTAATCTTAAGAGATTCTACAGATTCAAAAGGAATATAAGAAGATATCGTAATAACGTCTCCTAAAACCCCATACGGAAACATACTTGAAGTATATGGAATTGAAGGAGCATCAGCTAACTCAACATATCTTATTGTAATCTCGGTGCCTGTCCCGTACTTATATTTAGCGGTACTAAAAGAGTTAAGGTATGCAATATCAACTGAACCATAAGGATTAGTTCTCACCAAGTACTTATCATAAATCATATCTTTTATTACTTTAGTAGTAGGGACTTCATTATTATCCTTGAAAAGCACAAAGTCTTCTGAAATTCCTGAAGTGAACAATGAAAATATTTTAATATCAGAAGTTCCTGTTACGAAAGAGCTCTCTCTAACATTTCCTACTACTGTTCTAATTGTAGTAGTTACCCCTTCTTCTAAATCCACGTCGTCTAAAGTTAAAATGTTATAATCAGAATTATAAGTTCCGATTACAGAAAATTTAGGTAAAGTGTAATTACTATTAGGAGTTATCTGAATAAGTCTTTTTAAATTAGAGCCCCTAAAAGCGGAGTACCCTAAATTAACTGCTATACCTATATTGGAAGAAGTAAGAGCAGCTGTAGATAAATAGTTCTCTCTACTTTGAGCAACAATACGGTAACTCAACGTTGACATAATATTAGCCAACATACGAATTAAAAAGCTACCTTCAGCATTATTACTGAGGTCTCTCCATTTACTATTGTTCTCTTGACTCCTAAAGAAATTTACAATTGAATTAAAAGCCGACGTTATACTTAAACTTTGAAGATCTAAAGCCATTATATAAAATTTCCTAAATTTAAACTAATTCTAAGTTAAAATTTAATAAAACTATGCAAATTAAATTTTAGGATATGGAAGTTAACTTAACTCAAAGCTTATATTTACAATTCTTAACAATACAGAAGTATAATTTACAGTATCGTCTAATGCAAAATAATATGGCTATGATGTCTGCATTAAGAAATCCAATGTCTTATAGCCAAGCTTATGCTCTCGACAAGGTTCTTTCATTAGATAATGCAAACATACGAACTCAACTTCTTATGATAGAAGCTCAAGAAGAAGCCACAAAGAAAAAGTTAAACTTAATAGGTTGAAACCTGCACACTCCAAGTAGGTAACTTTACTACTTCTCCTGAAGCCTTCATTCTTAAGAAAAATGTCATGTAAATTACCCCTTGCTCAAAATCCACGTCAACGTCAGCCTTTACTATTTCAGCCCTTGTTTCAAAAACTTCAACTCTTTCTTTCACGTAATTATATATTCCGTCAACAGTTTGTGAGTTTAACGGGTACTGAGAAAACCTTTTTATATTTAATCCGTACTGCCTAAAGTTAGGAATTTCCCCCTCTTCAGTAGTTATCATTCGCCAAACACCCTGAACAATTGTTCTAGTATCATAAAGCATGACTGCTGTAGAAGAAGAAACAAAAGGGTCCCGTACATTCAAATCTGAAAATACGTAAACCATTTGAGCATTGTTCTTATTTGTTGCAATCTCTTGAACTTTGGAGTGCTGCTTTATAATTTGGTCTGTTATTAAACTCATGTAATTAAAATTTAATCTTTATATTAAATTCCCATCTACCTGCTAATCCTTTTACGATAAACTCCCCTACACCTATCCAAAATTTTTGCCACTTAGAAATTTTATCGTCCACTGTGTAAATTCCGTCTACCTTCTTATACTTTGCCTTATACTCCAAGTTCATTTGCTCTCTCCAAAGTCTTCAAAACTTGCGCAATATAGCTATTTCCTATAAATTTACCGACCCTTACATCAACAAATTGAGCAAGATACTTAATTATACCCTCTGTTGTAACCCAAGAAAATATAGAGTCACTCCCACGAGCGTTATTAAAATCTCTATCTGCTAACATGAAGTTTTCCGTTACACTTTTTCCACCTTTACTCGCAGGAATTATATGATCTAAAGATACATTCTTTTTATTTAATTTATTCCCTGCAGCGTCAAATTTCACTGTTGGGAGCTTCCCCTTTCGAAATAAAGTTTTAAGCTCATTTGAATATGTAAATGTGGGGTTTTCTTTTTGTAAGGACGTATGGGCAGGAACCTGCATTCCAAAAGAAATAGGTTTTGTCTGTGTCACAAAGCTCCTTGGAGGTTCTACTCCAAAGGAAATTGGGTGTATACTTGAACTCATCTTTAACTCCTTATTTATTCAGTTTTACTATATAAAAGAAATGCAAGAGGGTTCTCTTGCATTTCCATTTAACTTTCTAAGTCAGGCAATAACTCCTTGTACGCGTCTGGGTCTCTTTTATTAGTTTTGTCAAAGAATCTATCCCATTGCGCTGCAGTGATAGTAACAGTATGACCTCCTATGGTAATAGGAACCCCGCTTAGCAAAGTAAATAATGCGTGTCTTCTATAAAAATTCAAAGCATTCTTATAATTATTTATTGCTATCTTCTTTTCAACATCCGGAATTGGAAGGTTCTCTAAAATTCCATTAATTACTGGAAGGAGATCGTCGCTATTAGCTCCCCATGCTTTAATCGTGCTATCAAAAAAGTCAGAACGAGTCATTGACAAGAACTGAATTCTCTGTTGTTCTGCTGCTTCTTTCATAGCAATGTAAGCCTCATCGTCTTCGAAATAAAAATTTCCTTGAAATTCCACAATATTTCTTGTGGTCCGCTGAATAGGTAAATTAGCATACTGTGGCATGTATTTTAAAGTCCGCGTAACTTGAGCTTTCTTTACATTATAAGTAATTATTTTATTGTCTGATTCTACATAATACATTTTAATTTCCTTTATGAACCATAAGTTACTCTATTAGCTGCTGCATTTATAAATATAAAGCTATTTGTAATTCCCGTAGCAGTATAAGATACCTCTACCACTTCACCCCTTAAGGCGGGACAAGCTATATACCCTGTACTTGTTGTTTCAGGTAAATATAAAGTTGTGGCGTAGTTAGAAGTTGTATTTACCATTTCTAATTTTGCATTTGCTATACCTGCAGTCTTATTAAATAAGAACCACCCATTAGTAGGAGCTGTATAAGTATCCCCTGAAGTAGGCGCGTCTAACACCTCATAGGTATTTGAAGGGAAACCATTACAACAAACTTCTGTATCCCCTACCAAAAGCTGCCCTACGTCTTTTAACAAATATATGGTATCATCTTGCATATCCCCTTCAAGGTATAATGTTTCATATTCAGTCTCCTCGCCAACCCATAAATTCCTAACAACAGGGTTAGCCTCATTTGAATCTGCAATCCCAAAAACCCTAATCTGAGAATCTGCATTATTTTTAATTGTTTCGTCGTCAATCTTAATTACTCCATAATCGTCACTTGTTGCTGCGTCGTTCTTAGTAACATACTCGTGAGTATTCAAATAAGTATTTAATGACGAAACCGTAACATAACCTCGAGCCTCTAAGTACGTTCTAATAAAAGTTTCCATTAAGCTCTGTGAAAGAACTGCATTCCAACCATAAGGGTCGTCAGATTCTCCGCTAACCTTATAATACACAGTAGAAGTCAAAGTATCAACATAGGTAGAACCTATTGGAGCTGCTACAACACCCTCAGGAGAACCACTCCCCATATAAGGAGTAATTCTATCTTTAGCTCTGTTAGGGATAGTAACCGTAATTAATTGGTTATTATCGTCGTACATTTTTAAGTCCACATCCATAGGATTCGGATTTAAAAATATATCATAAAATACCGACGCCATATCTACGGTGTTCGTTAATAACTCTGCTAAATTTTCTGCTACTATTTGTATATCTGCCATTTTCTGTTTCCTAATATTTTATAATTGGTATCATTATTCCATGATCTACTTCGTTTTTACCTGCTCCACCATTAGATATAGTTATATCAATGCTGTGTTGGTGAGGTGTTGAACTTGTAGATCCTGTCCAAGACCTAGAAGCTGCAAAAGAAATCTTTCTTTTTTGCCCGTTATTGTTTCTATTACCATGCCATTCCTCACCGCCTGAAACCCAAAAAGCTCCTGAAGCGTTATTATTGTGACCACTAAAGGTACCTGTAATTTCCATTGTACCTCTTGTGTGAGTGTGAGCCCCGTCCTTCGCTGTGGCACCTGTAATACGATGACTATGCTCTCCTACGTGCCCGTCTATGAACTGCCCCACGTCTGCAGGTAAACCACCCTTTATATACCTACCTATTAAATTTGGAACACCGAAAGTTGCAACACCATCTCCTCCATAACGATTCCCTAATTTATTACAAAGACGAGTTAACTCAGGTCTAATAGAAATATCATAAATAGTGTCATCGCAAACTAACCACCCGTCAGGGATTATCGGAGTAGGGCAAAACATTATCAAGCCTGTAAAAGAACTTGGAGCCAAATAATCTTCATCTACAATTGCTGCTGTAAATGGAGCCATACCATTGCCTTTAACCATGCCACTTATAGCAGAGGTGCCTGTACCCCCTCTTGCTACAGCTAATATACCTGAAGTTATATTATTTGCACTTAAATTTTGAACCTGAGAACCATCCCCTGAAGGAGAAATATAATCCACCCCTTCAATCAAATTTGCTGTAGACCAAATAAGTTGCCACCCGTAGCTGTCACTACCCGTTGCTTTATAATAAATACTTCTGTTCGTAACATCAATGTATAAAGCCCCTATTGAAGCAACTTGTACACCATTAGGATTTCCAGCTCCTGAATATGCAGTAACCCTCATTTTTGCAACGTTTGGAAGAACTACAGTTACTAAATTACCGTTTTCGTCATATCTTTCTAAATTCATGTCCATTGGGACAGGATTTAGAAACATATCGTAATACATTTCATTCTGATTATTTAAATTTGTAAATAATATAGATAGCAAATTAACTATGTCTTCCATAGTTCTTGCACTCTGTAACTTCTTATTTATATCATCTGCCATCTGCTCTATTTTCCTCTGTATTAAAATTTAAACTTATTCAACTTCCAACTTCATATTTTTTGTTATTATAAATTTCACAGGCTCTCTTTTCTCTGCTTTAAATTCCATTTTTAATGGAACTCTTTTCTTCGCTGTGAAATACATTCTTTCTGGTTCTTTTTTTCTATATTCAAAATGAGCTATATACATCCTATACAACCTCGTTTTCTGCTATAAATGTCCAAGAACCCTCAAGGGTTAACTTCCTATTTTCTTCGTCGTATATTGCCAAATGACATTTATTTATATCCTTCAAATTAGAAGTCTGATATGACTCCAAATTTACAGGAAATGGAAATATAGGATTATAGAAAGTCATTTTTGGTAAATTTCCTATTCTTAATTCTGCCTTTGTTACAATCCAATCTTCAGGAATATCTACTTCTACTAAAACCCATTCCTGTCCAAAAGCATTAAAATCGTCACCTTTATAATATTTTCCCATTATGCACTCCATCCATAAGCTACCCAGTCTGTTTCAACTGCATTATTCGCTGCAACTATTGAAAAAGAATCAGTGGATTTCGTAAAAGAAGTTGCATTAGCAGAAGGAATTAAAGTGTAGTGCTCTGTTTTAAATTCTTTCAACAAAGGAACTACTCCACCACCAATTAAATAACCTCCTGCTTCCATCCATCCGTCTTTATATAGTCTATACCAATTTTCTTCGTCTCCCCCGACTTCTACAACTACATGATAAATCTCTTCACTCTCCGTGGAAACTACTTTTACAGGGTAATATGGCTCAAATGTTGCAACAAGCCCATTTGAGTCTGTGCTCCATCTACCTATTTCAGCCATAGGAATTTGAACCCAAACGTCCTCATTGTTAATAGTCGCTACAACATGATACGTATATTCTAAAGGATTAAACCATACACCACCTGCAGTTACTTCAGGTTCTGCTACTTGACGAAAATAAGTATCTTCAGTAGGAGTTTTTACAATTCCGTTTGTATCATCGTAAAGAATATACCCCTCTTTATTAGCCAAAGTAGGAATTACCCCTGCTAAATTTTGATCTATAGTAGTAATAGTATTATTTAAAGTATTATTAGCTGCTAAACCATTAGCACATAAAATTATAGTTCCATAAGGAAGAGTAAAGGAATTATCAGCTCCGCGATACATTATAGTAGTAGCTTCAAGTACACAGTCTCTTAATTTATTAATTCCAAGAAATTTCGCCGAAGCTATACTCGTTATATTACTAAAATCCCTATCTGCAAAGTTAGAAGTGCTTGCTCCTACGAAAGTATATACAGCCTTTGCTGACGGATATTGTGTATCTGTACTCCCTGAAGTAATTGCTGTAATTTTATTTGTAACATTCTCTTTAGCCGTAAATCTTGCTTGTCCTTCAGCATTTAAATTATTTAAGCTCGGATTAGCAAAGTGCGCCTCACCTATTGCTGTCAAATTATTTAAATCTTTATTAGCAAGGTTCTCTGTATTAGCTGATATTAAAACCCAACCTGTATTACCCTCATCTTGAGCTTTAATATATAGAGCAGCGTTCACTTTATCAATATATAAAGTACCCTTATTAGCTATTACAACTGCTTCCGGGGAACCTATACCCTCAATTAACATATTACTTAATTCAGTATCAGTTATAAACTTTGTCCATCCTATACTTCCGTCCGAAAGAGTTTTAATATATAAATCCCCATTTGCTAAGTCTTGATAAATTACCCCTCTTCCAGCTTCTACTACCCCTTGAGGAGAACCACTCCCATTTAAAATATTAGACATGTCCTTTGCCCTATTAGGAATTGTATAAGTCTGCAAAATCCCTGCTTCGTCATACATTTGCAATGTTACGTCCATAGGAGTTGTATTATAAAATATATCATAAAACAATATTGCTATATTACTATAGTTAGTTGCTAACTTAGATAATATAGTTTCTATTTGTTCAAATGTAGGAACTGTTATTGCGTCTGCCATGCTATTTTCACTTTCTTTATTTACAATTTAATTATTACCTTTACCTTTGAATTTGTTTCAATTCTCTGCTATGTTGCTTGCGTCTACGCCGAGCATCAGCTAATTCGTCCTCAAGGCTTCGCTTTGCCGAAGCTCCCCCGCGCACATTAGCCGCCATTAAATCTGCTACTTGCTTTAATTTAGCAGGAGATACAATTTTATCTCTCATTTGCATATATTCTTGGCTATCATGAAGAATTTCACGAATGTCAGAGAAGTTTGTTCTTAACTCATTTGCAATATCACGAATACTCTGAGTTTCAATGTACATATCATATATTTTTCTTACTTCTGCTGCTGCCTTTAGGTCTACCCTTAACTCCCCATTTTCGTCAATATAATATCCGTAAGGAAGGTTCCTTGTATCTTTCTTTTGCAATTCATTATCCAAAATATCCATTAAAGTTACAAAATACCTATCTGCTAAATTTTCCAAGAACTCTTCAAGAGAAGCAGTATTGAAAACTATAAATACATAATCCCTTATTTTTATCATACTTGTGGGATACTTTTCCTCACTTGTATTCACAATTAAACAAAATTTTGGTTTAGTTATTCTCTTAAATATATAATAGTAACCTTCCATATTTGGTTTATTAACAAAATATCCCTTCCCAAATTCTTTATATGAGGAAGGATTAAATAAGTTTAATAAATTTTCTGCTAAATCATTCTGCTTTTGCATTTAACTTTTTCCGCTCTTTCTTCAAAATTTAATTGCAAACTTATAATTAAATTTTGAACTTAGGAAAAGAATTTTAAGAAAGAATTTAAATATGGCAGAAATTGTAAATAACGACAAATTGATTTTGATACTCACACAATATGGATTAGACAGAGTAGCAGAAGCAATGACTGACCCTTCTCTAAATCTAAATCTTACCAAAATTAAATTTGGCAGTGGTAATAACTATGAGTACTATACTCCCTCTGAATCTCAAACTTCCTTAAAAGGACCTTTAGGAGTTGAATTTTACATATATAAAAAAGAATTATTAGAAGATAATCTTACAGTAAGCTTCTACACAATGCTCCCTGAAAACACAGGAGGTTTTGACATCAGAGAAGTAGGGCTATACGAAACAGTTAATGACGAAGATAAATTATTTGCTATAGGAACTTGTCAACCCTTCGTAAAACCTACTACGTCTGATAATTATTTCATAGCCATAGATTATTATATCTTCCTAAAAGCAGCTAACTTTGCTTCAGTATATGACCAAATTGTGTTAGACTCTGAACACTCCTTAGTTACAGAACCTGACATGGAAGAAATGATGAGAACATTCCTGTTCTCAAATGCCAACCTAATAAACCAAATAGGAAATAACTCCCGAATTATTGGTTATAATAGAGCAACTCAACTCTACGAAAAAATTGAAGAAGACAAAACCTCTTTTAGTTACATAACATTATATAAAAACTATGCATCCCTTTTAGGAATGTCCTCATTAAATAGCATATTTTCTTTTTGGGTATTCGACTTTTCAAGAAGGTTACAATCTCAAAATGCTATAGTGGATTTGAGTCAGAATGCTAACTATTTATCCACTACAATTCCTGTATCTTCTTTAAATAGAGTGTACAATGGTTTCATGTCAATGTTTGATATGAAAGAAGCTAATTTTCTCTTAAGTTCAAATACACCGGTCCGATTATTTAATGATAGTAATAATTCTGATATTCCATTTGTAATGGCTTTCGCTATTAATCCTTCTTCTACCAATACTGATAGAACTTTAATAGCAAAATCAGATTATTCTACAGGTTCTCATACATTTGAATTTAGTGAATTAGCGAACGGAAGTCTCAGAGTTAAATTATTTACAGACGCTTCAAATTATTTAACCTTCACTTCAGATAGTAACGTTATTCCACAGGGACCTCACGCAGCTGTGTTCTCTTACAACCCTGTTAAACAAGAATTTACTACATATATAAATTCAACAAAAGTTCCTTTTAATAAAGTTGAAACAGGGAATTACGTTCACATGAAAGAGCTCCCGGGGACTTTATTTTACTTCTACTGTATTCCAACATATATAGGTTATGCTGACGCAAGCACCAACCCGTCGGTTATTTATAATACCGATGGAACTCCGTACGAAGGAGAAGAGTGGACTATCGCAAATTCTGTTCTTAATTATGAAGGAAATGCAGCGTCTTACTCCGCTTATGACGACATTCTCTTAGACCAACTATATGCTTGGGAGTATGACGACGGCGAAAACACTCATTATATTTATACTAAAGTTCCTCCTTCTACAGATGGTCAAACTCTTTCAGAACCGTGGGCTCCTCTATTCAATGATGACTATACTCCATATGTAGGTGACGACTTTATGGTAGTAGACGACCTTGTTATATACCGTAACGAGCACAATATGACTTATAATGATACTCAAAATCCTCCAAGACTTACTTTATACGCATGGAAATATGAAGCTCCAAAAGCTGAAATTTTCGCAAATAAACCTTCCGCTCCAACTTCATTCTATGAATATACTGCGGAAAGAAATCTTTACACAGGATTTGATTGGACTACAAATAATGGAAAAGTATATTACTTGGGACAAGAAGCAACCTATGACAGCGCCTTTGACGCAAATACTTTTTATCCAAATTTAACTTCTTACATAACAGACGCAAATGGAAATATTGCTCAACCAATAAATGCTGAGGTTGGTATAGTTTCCATTATTAAAGACGAACTGGAAGAAGAACGAGTACGAGCACTCTCTTTATTACTTTGTGCTACAACAGGGACAAACCCATACATTAGTGGCAGCTAGGAGATTACATGGCAGGTTTAGATACATTAACTATAACAAACTCAGGACTTTTTAGTATAAATCAAAAAATAGCTAACAGCAGGACCTATTCAAGTTCTTTAATAACTGTAGTTGGCTCTCCTGCAATATCTGATGGTATTGCCTCAGGACTATCTACAGAGAACTATTTTACTTATTCTCCGTTAAATTTTACAGATCCTGAAAAAATAACAATCTTATTTAAAGGCACATACATTCCTAATGGACAATCTCAATGTGCGTGGAGTATACAAAGTACTACAGGAAATTCTCTTCATTTGATTTTTGAGAATAACGAAGTCACTTTAAAATATGGAAACTTTACTGCTTTTTCTTTCGGAAATATTGCTTTTTCTGAAAGTACTGAAATTTCTATTTATTTAATAATAAGAAATACAAGTTATGAGTTTACAATGAATTACGGAAAAAAAGTAATTCAAAAAACAGGAAACCTTGACTTCACTATTCCTTTATCCACTCTTACGTCACTTACCTTAGGGAATGCCTCCCCACTCCATGCTAATCCATGGCTCGGTAGCATAAATTTAAATGAATTCTCTATATATAATAATGGAGAATTATTATACACCCCATCTAATGGTGCTACATGGAATTTTTCAAATATCCTTATAAGTGACGGTAAAATTCCTTTACAAGATAATTCTAGAACGACTGCAGGACATATTTATTCCTTTCCTGTAACTGAAATTGTACAATCAGGAAGTACTGTTCTTCTGACTTGTCAAATTTCTGAAGACTCTTATCTCACAATTAAAGAAATAGGACTTTATATTCAAACACCAAATGGGAAGTTACTCTTTGGGTCTATTACTAACTTAAATGTTAACAAAGAAAAAAACTTAGCTTATAATCTTGTATTTACGGTTAACACTACTATTAACGTAGTAAATGCTATTGGATTCCCTGCTGATAATGGCATTATTGTAGAAGACCCCGATTTTATTGAATTCAAAGACTTCACCACCTTAGAAGAAGTTAATACTTATATTCTTACAAATCTTGAACGAATTATAAGGATGAACGCAGGAGCTAAAGGATCTTATGAAAATAGCTCTATTATAAACAATCAAGCAGGTATTGGACATAACAGACCTCAAGTAATCTACAGAATTCAACAAGATTTAGAAGAAAAAGCAGATTGTTATAATACTATAGATACCTTCTTAAAACTCGTAAACAGATTTCAAGAAGAAATTGAGCGTCAAGTAGATTATGATACTTTTAATATCGTTGGAGACTTAGAGGTACCTCTAAATGGAGAGACTGAGGGATTTGCTCCGTCTAAATATATCACTTGTAGCACTCCATTCCTAAAAACTGACTCTTGGAAGTTAACTTCCTCCTTTACTACTAAAGATAGGACAGAAGGAACAGTTACAGCTCTTACTAACTTAAATCCAAATCCTCCTTTAGAAATAGGAATACAGAATGACAATTGCTACTTAAATATTCACGGAATGGAATCTATACACCCTATAGATTTAGATTCTTACTATTTAAGAGATACCTATTCCGACACCGCAGGCCCACTACAACAATGGAGCACCCCTGAACAAGTAGGTAATATTACATGGAATAATATTGCCTACGGAGACGGAAAATTTATTGCTGTTAGTAATAATGGTATAATAGCTATATATACTGAATCAATGTGGTCAGACCCTGTGCAAGTGACAAATATGTCATTACTCGGTGTAACCTACGGTAATGGAAAGTTTATTGCTGTTGGGGACGGAGGTAAGGCTATTACCTCAACAGACGGTATGAATTGGTCAACCCCGACAGAAATAAGTGACTTTACCCTACGCGATATTATATACAAAAATAACATATTTATTGCTGTAGGTGATAATAATGGTATAGTTACTTCTGAAGACGGAGAAACATGGAGCACTCATACGTTAATACAAAATGCCTTTAACTGGCGAGGAGTAACCTACGGAAATGGAAAATTCGTAGTAGTTGGTGATGACGGTTATACTTCAACCTCAGTAGACGGAGCACTATGGTCCTCACCTGTGGTAATTGACAACTTTGATAATGTACTCTTTAGTGTAGCTTATGGAAATCAGCGATTTATTGCTGTTGGAGCTCGTCATCAAATCTTTTCTTCAACTGACGGAATTACGTGGTCCACCATTGAGGTACCTTCAAATGCTCCCACACTTAAAAAAATAATTTACAATAATGGCGTCTTTACTGCTGTAGGTGATAATGGTAAAATGGCTACATCTTCCGACGGTGAAACATGGGAATTTTTTAACGTCGGAAGTTCTCATTGGCGCAGTGTCGCTTCCAAAGATAATGAACTCGTCGCCGTTGGCTATAACGGACACGTTGCATACTTCCCTGTAGCAGCTACTTATTATGGATGGGAACAAAAAGATACCAACCCCCGTTATAACTTCCATTGCAACAATTTAGCATTATCCACATCCCCGATAGTAGAATTCCCAAGGCAAGACATTACTGTTCTAAAACATGATACTGCTCCTTCCTCGGAGTTCTCAATAACACTAAGAGTAATGTTCAACAATACGAACGGAACTCAATATGTACTTGGGCGTCCTTCGATAGAAAATTCATCATTTGAAATATTTTTAGAAAACAAAAGGCTTTGTGCTAACTTATATGAAAACTCTACTAAAAAAATTATAAATGAAAGCCTACGCTCAAGATATGACCTGAAAGCTAATCGTTACTATAATGTAACCCTCTCATATTATGAAGGAAGGTACTCCCTCCATTATGAAATGGAGCCTATAGGAAATGAATACCCTGACGAAGAAACTGTGTTTATTTACTCAAATGAAACAGTTTCATTGGACGGTGGAAACACTATACTAATAGGTCAAAGGTACTTAACATCGACAAGTGAGTGGACTGACCCTGTTGAAACTGCAGTTAATACTCTACATAATGGTACCTACGGAAATGGAAAGTACGTAGTTGTTGGTAGTGACGGTTATATTATGACATCAATAGACGGGCATACTTGGAATACCCCTATTCAAGTTGGAGCACAAGCATGGTACAGCACAGCTTATGGAAATGGAAAATATGTGGTTGTTGGTGAAAACGGGTATTGCTCTACTTCCGAAAACGGAACAACATGGACCACCCCTTCACAAATAGGCACGGCTGCCTTTACAAGCATAATATACAATGATGAATCACAACTATTTGTAGCCATACAATCTGACGGTTATATTTATACTTCTTCAAACGGTGCATCATGGACACAATCAGGGGCAATTAGTGGTTCTCCAAAGAATTCTGCATGGACAAATGTAGCCTATGGAAATGGGAAGTATGTAGCTGTTGGGCATGGAGCAACATTAGGTGGCTACTTCTCTGTATCCACAGACACAATTACTTGGACAGCTGCTGAATCTTTCACAGGCGAATATATACGAGGACTCGCCTTTGGCGAAGGAAAATTTGTTGCTGCGGGCTACGGGGGTTTTGTCTTCACGTCTTCAGACGGAGTATCGTGGGACACTCATCAAATAGACGAGACAGATCGTTGGACTGCAATAGCCTATGGAGCAGGAATATTCCTCATAGTTGGAAAATTCGGATACTCCACTTCTACAGATGGCATAACATGGGAAGCTCCGTCTTCTATAGACTTATATAGTGAAGGAATTAGCTACGGAAATAATAAATTTGTAGTTATTGGGCTTGACGGAAGAATTGCTTCGTATGACATTAATGAACCTACAAAAACTTTCACAGGTTCTATAGATTTCTCAAATTTTAACTTAAGTTTTAATAATGAAATTGTATGGAACGGAGCACTTGAGCTTAATAAGATTTTCACCTTAAACAGAATTCCTAATAGTACTGCAAGATGGACAGAGGCTGTACAAGACGCAGAGCTAAGCCATACAAGTGGATCCTTCATAGGTATGGCTTTTGGAAATGACCATTTTGTAGCCATAGACAATAATGGGTGCGCTTCAACTTCCACGAATGGTATAAATTGGACACAACTTACTCAAGATCCTAATCTAAGAGACGTCGCAAATATTAACGGATGGAAAGCTTTATCCTTCGGAAACGGGAAATTCATACTTTTTGGATATCACTATCTTTATCGGTTTTATTATGTCTCTACTTCTACAGATGGGGTCACGTGGAATCCTCCTGTTCAGATTGACCTCACATTACAACAATCAGCGACAAATTATGAAATTACCTATGGAAATAATAAATTTGTTCTTTTACAAGGGAGAGGAGAATTAGCTGATTCAACAGATGGAGTTAACTGGACTTACCGTGGATCTATCCCAAATATAGACGGATCAAACATATGGCAAGATATTACCTACGGAAATAATAAATTTGTAGCTCTTGGATCTCGCGGATATATTTCAACTTCTGTAGACGGCATGAATTGGTCTGAACCTATTCAAAATATGACCTTAGCAGAAGCATTTCCATGGTCAGACCTTATATATACAAATAATAAATTCATTGCTATGGGGTATAACGGAGCCATAGCTTACTCAGAAGACGGAGTTACATGGGAACCAATCACCCAATTCTTAGGAAACAGCGAATATTGGGGAAACCTGTCTTACGGGAAAGAGAAAGTCATAGCTTTAGGAGCAACAGGGTATATTTCAACTTCTATTGGTGACACTCTATATGACGAAGATTTTATTGAAATTGTAGGAGCTACGGCTGAGGGTTATACAAGTGCTTCTATTATAAATGAAAACAACTTATTCCCTATAGCAAATAATACAAAATACACTTTGACAGTAACCTACTCAGAAAATGAAAGCACCCAAAAAGGGATTTATACAGCTAAAGTAATTACTGACGACCAACAAGATACTGAAAGAGTTGTACTATCTCGAGAAGTAAATATTGAAAGTAACTTAAGTAACAGGATGAATTTACCTGTAACAACTTATGTAGGTAATTCTTATGGACTCTCAAAGCCATTCTCTGCTATTGTAGACTTAATTGGTTGGGAAATTAAGCAAGGGGAAGACCTGTGGATTTTTGACCACGACGTAGCCCTTAATGATACTCAACTTATTCAATGCTATAGAATGCCTGATTTAAATAAAAATCAATATTCAACAAAAGACTTATGTAATCTTAATAGAAAAATCAGATTCTTGAGTAATAAGTTTGAGGGTAATGACGACGTAATTAACTTCTCTTATAAAGAAGGTTTAACCCTTTGCATTAAGGTAGCACTACAAGACGCTGAATCTAAAGTTTTACTTTATAAATCAAACTTAGTAAATGATATTTATTTCTCTTTAACCTTTGTTAATCAAGAGCTAAAATTTACTATGATTACAAAAAATGGGTTTGCCTCAGTTTCAAGACAACTCACCCTTGAAGAATATGCTTCTTATACAAATGAACCTATAATGCTTACAGTAATCTTGACCCCTCAATATGACGATTACTATTATTTACAAATGTATAAAAATAATGAAGCTGTTACTGAAGAAGCCTATATTCAAGTTGACTCTTCAGTAGACCCCGCAATGTTTATCTTATCAAACTATATTGAGGAACTTCCTACTTATGAAGTTACCACAAATGGAGTTCAAGAAACTGAAACAGCAGAAGTAAATAGGTTTGTCAAAGACCTTGTAGTTATCAAAGGAGCCATATCTCCTAATGAATTAGCTTACATAAACAGCTTATTTGACACAAATTATTAATCTATATAGCTACGAAAAATTAAAGCTGCAATCACGTGGTCCATTTCTATCGGAACAGGTTCTATTTTCTGCCAATTGTCAGAAGCTCCTGCAATGAAATAAGAAAATTCCCCGTTTTTAAAGTCCACGCGTACACGTGTATTTGTTTTCTCACTATATTGTTCAAAAACTGTAGTATCCTTCAACAAATACCACGCAGGGTAGCAGTCATTTATAAATTCAGACATATCAAAATTTTCTATAATATACTTTATTCTATGATTATTTATAGGATGAAGCTCTTTTGATAAAGTTTTTACATTACACAGTCTATATTTACCTTTATTAGGGTAAACACTATAAGGAGGGTAAACAACAAGGGAGCCCGAAGTATTATCAGGACATTTCTCAAAAGGAATTTCGCACTCCTCTGAATCCAAAATCCTCTCAAATTCCTTTAACATTGAAGAAAACCACAAAAAATTTTTCTGAGAAAACAAAATAGTATTTACAATAGGTTCATGGTATGTCTCATTAACTGATATTTCCTCAAAAGACTTTTTCAAAAGTTTATAAGACTTTTCTATATCTTTTTTTGTTAGAGCCCTCGCAGCTAAAACAGGGTCTGAATCCAATATAGGAATGTACTTTGTCTGTGTTGCAGAGCATAGTCTATAATCTTTTAAGGGTTTTAAAATTCTCTCGCTCATACCCCTATTTTACTACAATACTACAGATTAGTCAAAATTATTCTTCTGTCGCAGGAAGTTCTTTATGCTCAAAAAGATAGTCCATATCCGCAGAAGTATATCCAAGAAGGGCTCCTATAGCATCCACAATTCTTATATTATCTAAAGTTGCCCCTCTGAAAAAGTCATTAGCTCTTAATTCGACACCTATGGCTTTTATCTGTAAATCTGTGTAACCTTGGGTCATAGGCCCTGCTATACTCTCACCTGTGGTCCCATATAAAGGGTATGTCCCTGCAACACGATTTCCTTTGTATATACTCATAATAGTTCCTACTTAATTTTTCTCTATAGATAAAATTTAATAGGATAATAGCATCTATAACTCTTAGTAATTAAATTCTATGAAGAGAGAGAAAGGAAATATAAATAATGCCCGCAAAGAAAATAAAAGATTGGGATATTCGTAAAGAATTTATAAAAAGAAACTTAGAATTCTTTAAATCCCTAACTTTTGTTAATGAAATGGGAGTAAATTCTAAAAATATTGTAGATGTTGCAGCTCTTGACTTCAAGAAAAATATCTTTTATGGTTTTGAAATAAAATCTGAAGCAGATAATCTTCAAAGACTTTTTAAACAACTTTCTACTTATGTAACATTTTTTAATATTGTTTATGTAGTAGCTCACGAAAAACATACTGAAGCTATAAAAGCTCTTCTTGAAAATAACCCCTTTATGAGAAATATAGGTTATATAGAAGTTTCATCCGCAATGGATTTTAAGGAACTCAAAAAAGCAAAGTATACTACCCCAAGGTTTGATACTTTTATCCGTAACTTAGATATGGAAGAATTGTGTTCCCTTTGTGAAAGTAAAGGACAATTTTTAGGATGGGAAGGTAAGTCTCTTCTTGTAGATAAAGTGAAAAGACTCGTTACCATGGACGAAATATATGAGCACATGTACAATAAGGTGATGAAATACTACTACAAGGAATGTCCTAAATGTGGGAGCACCCTTTATTATAATAAAAGGAATAAGTACGGAAAGCTCGTATCCCACTGTTACGAATGTGGTACTCAATTCATAAATGACTAATTTTTTTAATTATTTCTATTTTTAAAAAAACATTCAATTTTATAATAAAGTACTTTTGTTATTACAGGAAATCCTTACTGTTACAGGATTTCCTTTCTTTTTACTTAAATATTTTTTTAATTATTTCTATTTTTAAAAAAACATCAACTATTTTATAAAATACCCTTCTAACCCTTATAGGATTTAATTTTTACCCTCTTATTTCTTAAAGGAAATTAATAGAAAAACTAAAGGATTTAATTTTCATAGTAACAACAGTACTTTTACAATTTTATTTTACAATTTTTCTATTTACTTCTCTACTAATTATTACTATTTTTCTAATAATTACTTTCTTTCCTTTTTATTCTCTTTCTTTCTTTAATAGGATATTTCTCTTATATTTATATATTTTTCTTTCTCTTCTAGAGAAGAATCTTTTATATATCTATAGATATAAAGAATAAAGATATAAAGAATAAAGAATAAGTATTCCTTAATAAGAAAGAAAGGAGATAGAGAATTCCTGTTATCTTAATTCCTTTAAAATTTGACAGAAAATATTTCCTGTGTTAAAATAATTCTGAGAGAGAAAAATTTTATTAAATTCTGTTTTACAAGTGTAATTTTTACATTTTAATTCAGAGAATTAAATTCTCTTTTAGACAGCAGATTATAAAAGGACATAACGGTGGGTAAATCCTACAGAACAAAATTAAATGTTAAATCAAAGAGGGTACATGAAATCCTTAAAAGGATGGCCGGTACCTATCGTAAGATTTTTAATGTAGGAATTGACCTGCAATTTTATAAGGCAACTTTTAATAAAGACCCTAAAGACCACCTTATAAGTGCAACTCTCCTTCATGAGGTAATGAAAAAGGGAGAGAAACAATCCTATCCTTATATCTCTCAAGTTGATTGTGGGGTATCAAAAAGAGCTATTAACAGCTCTAACCACTATTTTCAAAGATGGTATTCTACAAGAGAGACCCGTCTTCCTGTCTATAAAGCAAGAAAAGACGGGATGCGCTTCTCAACAACTTCAAAAATAAAAGTTTTTTATGATCACGTCTCAATTCCTAAATTAGGGGATATAAAGCTTTACGAAAAGGGATATATTCCTCAAGGTAAAGTCTATAAAAATGTCTCTTTTTCCTACGACGGGAAAAATTGGTGGATTTCTTTAGAAGCTTGCGAAAAATCCGAAGTAGAATTAAACCTACAAGGTACCTTAAAAGTGTCAGTTGACCAAAAGGGGAATGTGTCAGTAGGAGATAATGCTTTCTCAAACATTATCGAATCAGAAAACTACCGAGCACAAAAGAAAAAAAGAGCTAAGCTCATAAAGAAACTGAGAAGACAAAAGGAAGCTAACTCCTTGATTTCTCGCGGAAAGAAAGTAGTTAGAACATCCCGTAATATGGTAAAGACAAGAAAAAGTGTCCAAATTATTTCTTCAAAAATGAAAGAAATTAAGAAGGACTACTTTAGAAAGGTAGCAAGTGAAGTGGCGAGAACCAAGCCACAAGAGCTTCAATTGCTATCTTTATTTGATGTTAGAAGAAAGTACCAAGGGTATCTTTCAAGGTACCTAAGGGAATCGGGTACACGAGAACTTTTAAGCATGATAAAGCGTAAAGTGGAATCAATAGGCTCTAAGGTAACTCGGTACTCGGAACTAACATTAATTTCCTAGGTCCTAGGAAATGTGGAGAAAGGTCTTATAGAGGATACCTCGAACGTACCTTTCGGTGAAGCAAGAACTACCACTCAGGTAGAGGACAGCAGAAACGAAATTGGGTAATCAGAAACCCCCAACCTTAGTAACAACAGTACTTTTACAATTTTATTTTACAATTTTTTTATTTACTTCTTTAGTAATTATTACTATTTTTCTAATAATTACTTTCTTTCCTTTTTATTCTCTTTCTTTCTTTAAGAAAAAAGCAGAAAAAAGAAAAAGAAAAGGTAGGTCCTGAAGAGACACCTCGTATGGCGGAAGGAAAAAACCATATGTTGTGGCACATAAAGATAAGGCAAGACAGCAAAATCAAGTTTCGTGCAAGTTCAGGCGGCCATAATTGATCCATAATGATACGATAATTAATAAATTTTGATACGATATTTTGAACTTTGATAATTTAATAAAACCAAATTTTACATAAAGCTATTTTTATGCTATACTTAAAGTATGGCAGAGAAAGTAAACATAGAAGATTACATAGAGCTTTATAACAAAGGGTTAAAGCTATCCCAAATCAAACCTTTAAAAAATCAAACTTATAAGATTTTTAAGGCAAGCGGGATTGACATAAGGATTGTTAAAAGAGACAAGACTTATGAAAACGCTATGGCCTTTCAAAAAATAAAGCACTTTACTGTAAATAACGAGTACTTCTATATGATACCTGTTACAACAGTAAAAGAAACTATCGTAGGATTTATTCTACGGGGAGTAACAAAAAGCGATTACGCTACCGTTTCAAGAGAATTCTCCGATAACGGTAAACGTGTACCTCTAATGTTTGGCTTTAATGAAAAATTTAAGAGCTTTGATTCTCACGAGACTTGTCCTCCTATTGTTATTTGTGAAGGGAGTAAGGATTGTATCTTTTTGAAGCAATTTTATCCTTATACGGTAGCAATAAACACAAGTTCTATGGGGCTCAATGCTCAGGTTTTAATAAATTTATCAAATAAATTTGTTTTGGCTTACGATAATGATAAGGCAGGACAAGAAGGTATAAAAAGAGATAAAAGAACTTTCCGAAGTTTAGGAGCTCAGGTTGTAAGTATAGAACTTGACGGTTCCAAAGACGAAAACGGAAAACCCTTGTTTAAGGATTGCTCAGATTACTTAGGTCATCCTGATAAAATAGAAAAACTTAAGGAAGAGCTATTCTACAAGATTAAAAGAGTAAACAGCTTTTAGCACACATAAAGAGAAAGAGAGAGGCATATGGAAACAGCTACACCAACAATAAGTTTAAAAAGACTACCAATAGGGAATTATTTAATTGAATTAGTAAAAGTTGAAGATTTCAAAAAGTACTACTATGAAAATTTAGAGTATTTTTCAAATACAGCTTTCAACTCTTACTTAAAAGCTGTAGACATTCCTCCAAAGTTCTTTAAAGAAAATCCTGTTGAAACACAAAAAGAACTCTTAGATAATAGAGAAGTTTTTGTAAAAGAACACAAGAAGTACTTTGATAAAGTAATTGTGGTCGCAAGAGTTAAATTAGACAATCGTATTATCAACGCCTGCCGTATGGTAGAGAAAGAAGCTCTTGATAGCTATGAGAGACTTAAAACAATTGATCAGGTTACAGATAAATTTGAGCACCGCTCTTTTGAAAAAGACGGATACATTTCTTATATTGTTTCAAGAGGGGATATAAAGAATAACAAGGATAATCAAGTTTTGGCAATAGACTTTCCTATTCTCTTAAATAAAAAAGCAGTTATTCATAAAGCACTTTATACTTTACCTAATGAAACTTTTGCTACTCCTATTGAGCACATTCATTACTTAACAGGAGAAGAAGTGGACTTTGAGTGCGAATACTCAGATATTAAGTGCGCTATAGATAATAAAAGAGATTTCTTGGTAGAAGAAAGAACAGAAGCTGAACCTCAAAATATTTTAAGAGAACCTGAAGTTGTTTCCTTAGCTTTATGCCAAGCAGGTGTTATCCCTAATAGTTATATCAGTAAAATAGGGGACTACATTAAAAATAATACTAAAGGTATCTTAACAACAGATAGACTTGAAAGTCTTGTTTTAGACTACGACGAAACAGTTAGAAGCTACAAGCAGGTTACAGCTTTACGCGGAGTTTGTGGCTTCACAATTCTTAAAGTTTTAGAGAGTCCTGATTTCAAAGAGATGGTTGAAGAAATGGAATCAGCTTTAGACCAAATAGACGAACTATAGAAATAAATATTAAATTTTATTAAACGACGAATATTACGAATTATAAAATGGGAGAAAATCGAATATGTCAAAAGAAGTTACTGTAGATTTCATAAGATGTCCTGAATGCTCTTATGTGTACGAAGCGGTTTTAGACAAATGTCCTCAATGCCAAAAACCTACTGTCATTAATGAGGAAGAACTTTCACAGGAAGTTTTCAATTTAAATGATTAGTTTTGTTGGTTGTATGTCATAGTAGGAGTTTTCCGGTTTTTAACTCCTACTTTTCTTTAATAACTGCAGTTAAAATAAGAACGTTGGGAATCTAAATGGTAAAAAAGAAAGAAGAAGAGAAAAAAGAGAGTTTCTACAGCAGTAGTATGACTCTCAAACCTACTCAAAAAATTCGTAGGAAAAATAAAAAGACAAGATTACAAGAGCTTTATAATGAAGGGAAGATAACTTCCGAAGAATTTTATCAAGAGCTAACAAAATTTATTAAATGGAGGTTAATGACGGACCTCATTCGTAGAGGTTACTACATTAATGGGGTTCGTCAAAATAACTTTACAAGAGACGAATGTGACGCTTGTTACACTCATGTTTTGCATAAAATAGTGCACGAGTATAGTCCTTCTAAAGGTACTTTAGCAACTTATGTTAGATGGCAAATTCGTGGTTGGGGTCAGCTCGTAATTCAAAAACAGGTAAGAAATCATAAGTACAATCCAAAAGGCATGGTTTCTTTGGATTGTACAAATATGTATAATGTGAAATTAGAGGAATATAGAAGTAGCTGTAAAGCTCCTGAGGATATGGAAGCAATTCTTGATCATGATCTTTTTGGGAATTCTATCCTTGATAATATTTCGCAATCAGAAGTAGAAGATATAAGAGTAAAAGTAAAGCAATTAAAGAAAGAAAGAGAGTATTTCGAGTGGTTGGGATAAAGATGAAAGACATAGATAGAGACTTGCTCATGATATTTGCTTTGAGTTATGAGTACTCTATGAGTTTCACAAATTTATTGAAATTATTTAAAATTTCAAAGCAGTATTTTTGGACATTCATGGAAATTTGCAGCCCTATGATAAAAATGGGTGTTCGTAAGGCCTCTATGTTAAGAAGGTCCGTGAGTAAAATTCTTCCTTATTTAACAGGAGAGGGAGAAAAGGAAACTCTTACAGCAAAAGAGGATAATATGTTGGATTTATTCAGATGGTTTGTAGAAGAGAGCTTTTCTGATGGGGACGGTTGTTTAACAATTGACCAATTAGAGGCTCTTCCTTTTGCAAAAGGTTATACGAAGCAAGATGTTTGCGTGGCTCCTACTCATAAAAGTTTAGTAAATAATCTTGACAGAGTTGAATACATAACAATCGGAGAAGATAGATTTTATAAAACTTCTAAAATGGGTTATTATATGGAAAAATTCTGTGGAGACATGGATATGAACCAAATAAATAACCTTACAATAAAGGATATGTTAAGAAAGGTAAATGAAGGTCAAGATGAGTTGGAGCAAAGAGAAAAGGAGTGCTGCAAACAAAGGGTTTGAGCAACTTCTTGGAGTTCATATGAACGCTTTAGAGGAAAACTCTCATTCTGTGGTTGAGATTTTGGAGATACTATCAAGTAGAGAGCTTTCTGCAAAAGATAAAAATTCTTTGAAAAAGATAAGCAGAGAATTAAAGGCAGTAGATAAGAAAATAGATAGTTTAGGAAAAACTCCTAAGGTACAAGAAGAGAAAGAGGAAGATTGGTTTGAGTTTTGATTTCAGTCCTGATTTAACTCCTGAACCTAAAAAGGAAAAACCTGCAGTAAAAGCAGAGGTTGTAGATACAGGAACAGAAAATTCTTTAGTAGTTGGAAATGTTGTAACGTCTGACGTTGTAACAATGAACAACCTTTTAGGGCTCACACAAAGTCATATTAACGACGACAATGAGTGTAGAGCTTGCGTTAATATGCTTACCCAAGAGTTAAATGATAGTATTCACTTAATGAGCATAAAAGACCTTATTGATTACTTAAAGGTTAAAATAAGGGAAAGAGAATTTCATGTAGATTGTATATTTAAAGCTTACGCGTTTATTCAGAAGTCGGAATTTGCGAGAGAAATGCTCGTAGGTTCTACAAGAAAAGAAAGAATTATTGAGGTTTCTGATAGGAAGCGAATTACAGGCTTGCTGAATATGCTGAATAATACGGATTAATTATGTTAAGAGAAGCTGAAGAACAATTATTAAGAAGTTACTTAAGAGAAAAGAAGATGATGTCTGATAGCAATATCACCTACTTTTTGAATGAGTTTGAAAAACTTACAGAACAAGAGAAGTCCGAAGTCATATATGAAGCTGTTGGTAAGGAAATTTATAAGACAAACCCTGTGGATATCAAGACTTTTATTGAAGACCCTTATTTTTTAGGTTCTGTGTATGACACAATTTTTAAAATATGGAAGGACTTAGCTCAGGAGGTTTACCCTGCCCCTTTTTGTAAGAAATATGATGAGGTAATACTCTCGTGCGGAACGCGAAGCGGGAAAACGTACTGTACGGCACTTATAATGATGTATGAGCTATATTTGTTAACTTGTATGATAAACCCTATAAAGACTTATTCAGTTTCAAATATAGTATTTGCGTTTCTGTCAAAGGATAATTCAACAGCAGTTTCTCAGATAGGTGGGGAAATTTATAAGTGCCTAACACAATCTCCTTACTTTAATGATGTAGCTAAGGAAAAGCTCTCTTTTTCCAAGCTTGATAAAGACGGTGTAAAAATAACAGACGACATTTTATTCAAAGCAGGTTCTTCAATAAGTACCATAATTGGTACAAACCTTTTTGCAGCTTGCTTGGACGAAGCAAATGCTAAACCTTCTAATGTTGCCGCAGAGAATTTGATAGAAAATAGATTGAGATTATATCAAGAAATGCGAGACAGACGTGAGTCTTCATTTTCTAAGGCTCCAAAGCGTACAGGTATGCTAATGTTTACTTCATCCCCTACAGACGAGGGTGACGTTTTGTCAGAAATCATTACAGATACTCAAAACAACGGAATTCCTGGGGTTCTCATAAGAGATAATATAGCAAGATGGGAAGCTCGTGAGGAAGACATGGACGAAACTTTTGAATTCTTTTTAGGTTCTGATACAAAGGACCCGTGTATTGTAGACGAAACTATAGAATTAAAACCTGAAGAAATGGATAGAGTAATTCAAATTCCTGCTAAGGCTGATTATTATTCTCAATTTAGGTCCGACCCTTATTTAGCAATTCAAAATATCGCAGGAAGACGTACAATGCCAAGTACAGCTCTTTTCAATACTGTAGCTTCTTTTGAAAAGGTATTTAGTAAGGAGCAGGATATATTTACTACGGATACTCCAAAAATTTCTATAGAAAGTTTTAGGTCTTTAGATGACTTTATGTATGAGAATAGGAAAGACTACTTTAGAAATCCTGATAGACCTGATTGTTTTAGATACATTCACTTAGATATGGCTTATAGGTGTGACAGATTTGGTATGGCTTCAGTTTACTCTGATAGAGTAAAATTCACAAGTGACGAAGGCCATGAAATTTATAGAAGAATGTACTTTGTAGATTTTTGTTTAGGTATAGAATCTGCAAACAACGAGGCTGTAGATATACTTAAAATATTAGAGTTTGTTTATTCTTTGAAGGAAAAAGGTTATCCTTTAAAGCTTGTTACAACTGATAATCACCAAGGGGAAATTGCTCGTCAGATGATAGCTAAGAGAGGGGTTAAAACAGAGTACCTTTCGGTTGAAAAATCAAAAGAACCTTATTTGAACTTAAAGAATACAATACTTTCAGGATGTCTTGAAGGATATAGAAATCCTGCACTTATGAGAGAGCTCAGGGGACTAAGAGAGTCACAAAAGAAAATTGAGAAAGGTAAAGGATATACAGATGATATGTCAGACGCGTTGGCCGGAGCTCTATGGAGTTGTTCACAGGACAGATTTTATAAAAAGAATAATGAAGCTATCTCCGAACTTATTACACAGTCCGGAAAGTTATTTACAAAGACCTCTTCACAAATGTCTCCGAGAAATATGCGAGGACTTGCCTCTAAGATAAATAATAGGTCCCCTTTCAGAAGAAGTGACATTGGATTTAGATATGGTAGGTAAATATTAAATTAAATTATAGAACAGGAAAAAATTTAAAATGAGCGATTTTTTAGATAACTTAGGAAAATTTATAAACGAAAGCTGTTGTGGATATTATAGCCAATCTACTTCTCAAGGTGGGGCTTCAGCTGCAGCTATAAAGGCCTTAAAAGGGATGTATGCAGTGGATACTCCTATAGGAGATTATACTTCCTATGGTATGAATAACTCTATAAGAGGACAGGTTGCTAAACAAGCTGAATACACTTTACAGCAAAGAAACTACCTCCTTTCTCAGATTGACCGTATCTCAGGATTTTGGATATCCCACGCAATTAAGTCTTGCATAGCTTCTGACGGTTTTAATGATTTATGCTCAAAGTATGATATTTTTATTCAATACACAGATTCTGAAGACAAAGAAAAAACACAGAAATTTACGGAAGACATTAAGAAACTCTTAAAGAGAACTTCCTTTATAGATATCCTTAAAGATTGTGTAATGAATGAAGGTTTAGATTACTGCGAACTTTTTCTTTCAACTCCTGCAAGAAATGGCTACGGTATAGAATATGTTTCTGATAACCTTTCTACAAGAGAACATATAGGTATTTATAAAAATACAAATTTAATAGGGGCTATAAGATTTGAAATAACCCCAAAAGGAGCTATAAGAGGGAAAGAATTTATAAAAGCTAATGACATCTCCCATTTTCTTCTTGGCTATAAGAAAATCCCTCTTTCCATAAGTCAAAATTTCAATAAGAAATATCACATTCCTGAAAAAATTAGGTGTGCCTATCCTATTTTAACTCCTGTAATTGACATGATAATTCAATACGACCAACTTCAAAAATTACAGGCAGCTCTTGAGATGATTAAAGCAACACAACCTATTGTAATGGGTGTTGGTGTTTCTGCTGAAAATAATATATCTGATATTATAGGTCAACTTCAAGAGTGGGGTTTAACTCTTAACGAGAATAAAAATAATATTATTGGTAACTTAGATACATGCGATACAGCAAGTATCATGCAGTCTATGTTTAATATTTTAATGATACCTTATTCAGTTGAAGAAGGTGTTAACTCATTAAGACAAGTAGCTATAGATTTCCCAAACAGCAATCTTCCTGAAGTTCTTGATGACTTAAGAAGAAGTATAGCATTAGCTATAGGTATTCCTGAGGATTATATAGCTCTAGCAAATGGATCAAAAGAAAATAAGGACGACCACATATCCACAAATCCAAGATATTCAAAAATGTTAAGTATGATACAACAATCTCTTGCTAAGGGTGTAGTGGATTTTATCTATAAGCATTTAACTACAAGATATACAAATGCAGAAGGAGTACTTACTCAAACTGTAGATAAAGATAAGATTGAAGTACTATTTAAGTCTTCAACAAATATTAATAATAAGCTTGAAGAAGAACGGTTAATGCTTAAAGCTGAAAATATGAGTAATATGGTGAACGTCATAGATAGTATAGCGTCTTCACCAAATATTCCTGCAAAAGTTAAAGGTGATAACTTCTTACAATACTGGTATACAGAAATGGAGAAAAATCCATTCTTGCGTGATATTTTTGAGAAGATGACACCTGAAGAAATGCGATCTCAGTATGGCCCTGATATGGAACCAAATACAGGGGACGAGGCTCAAGGAGCAGAAAAAGGTGGAGAACAACCTGCTGAAAAACCACAAAAAGGTGAAAAGCAAGAAGCTGAACCTCAGCAAAAGCAAGAAGTAGAGCAAGTTGTAAAAGAACCTCAAGAAACTGCGGATACTAAAGAGGAAGAAGTAATTAGAAATACGTTTCAATAATTAAGGAGTTTATAATAATGGATATTTTTGAAAGTTTAGAAAATCTGAACGTCTCTGAAGAATGTTTTGACGGGATAATGGGATTAGTGGAAGAATATATAAGTGAAACTTCTGACGAAAGAGCCCATGCAGCTTCAGAAGAATCCCACAAGAGATATAATAACGCTCGTAATGCGTATGACACGACTAAAACAATGATTGATAGAAATAAGAAGAATAAGTTCTTTTCTGCTGAAGAAATAAAAGAACTTAAAGATAAGTTAAAACAGCAAAAACAAGAACTTAAAAATGCTGAAAGAATTTCTGTAAGGGATAATAAAAATCAATTTAATAGAGATAAGAGATTAAAATAAGTAAAGAAAGCACCTCCCCACAGGTGCTTTTTCTTTTCTTTTTCTTCCTGATTAAATTATAACCTTAGATAATATTATTTAATAAGGAAAGGCTTTTATAATGTCAGACATATTAGAAGAAATACAGGAATTAAGTAACAAATTCAGTAATTTATTTGAAGTAGACGGAGACGGTTTGGGAAATCCTGCAGTAGATGTTCCTCCTTCTCAGAATAAAATTAAAAGGGACAGAAAAACAAAAGACGGTAAAGTAGAGGTTGTTTCTGTAGAGGATGAATTATTTCCTTATGACGGAAACAAAAGAGAACAATACAGACAAAAAATTCTTGATACAATAAATAATATGATACAAGGTACCGCTACTTTGGAAGATTTGTTGCAGATTGTAAGACAGAAAAAAGCTCCTTTAAAAGAAGCTATGGAATTGATGGAAGATACTATTTCTTACATTCAAAAACAAGAACAGCCTATCCTTAAAAAAGGAAGAGCAAATGCTTTAAGAAAACTTTCTAACAACTCAGAGCTCAAGAATAAGTTCAAAAAACTTGGTAAAGAAGACGCAGAAATGGTTTCAGCAGCTTTTAATTCAAAAAAAGACCAAGAAAAATTAGAAAAATTAGGCAGTTTAAGACGAAAAGCTCAAGACGTAAAGATGAAGGATTGGCAACAAATGGGAAATCCTCGTAGAAAGACCAAGAATGAGATAGGAGCTGAAAAAACAGAAGCTAGAAGATATGGGGAAACTTATCGTGAAGATAAGGGGTATGATAGAGTTGATACAGACGAGCCTATTCCATATCATATAGGAGACTCAAAAGGGTATCCCCATTATGAAGAACCTAAATCTGATAAGCAAAGAATAAAGGATTCAATAGCTCGTCATGAAAAAAAGAATTCTTTGAAAGAAGCTATGGAATTGATGGAAGATATAAGGTCTGCTATAGAGAAGAAACATGGAAAACCTGAGTATTATAGCGGGAGAAGCCCCTGGCAAGTAGGGCGTGAACCTGCTAATAAATCTGCTGAATTGACACAAAAAGCAAATGAAATTAAAGAAAAAGAAGCTCTTCAAGCAGCAGAAAGAGAATTAGATAAAGATAGACCTGATTTGAAAGACGCTCATCCCGCAAAAAAGAACTATAAAGTAGCAGACTATTATGGTCAAATAATGGCAAGAAGAAATGGAAAAGCTCCTTTAAAAGAAGCTATGGAAGTTCTTGAAGATATCTATACTATGATAGATAAGAAATATCCTGAAGGCTCAAGAAAGAAGTCATTATTAAAAATAAAAGCTCAAAATAATAGGTTAAGGTCTTATCATGATATGGATTCAAGAAAACCCATTAATGGGGAAAATAGCATTGATAAAGCTATAGGGGCGTACACTAAAAATGCTAAGGGTAATGCTAAAACTGATAGTAGAAGAGATGTTGTAGACCAAGAGTACGCTAATTTAGATAGGAAAAACGATCCTGAAGGTAAAAAAGCAACTCAGAAGTCCATTGATCGTCATTTTGATAAGGTACTGTATAAACCTTTAAAGAGTCAAGCAAATATAACAAGAAAAGCTGTAGCAACGGAAAAGTTTAAAAGAATGAATTCTGAAGCTTTGGAAGAAGCTATAGAACTAATGGAAGAACTCCTTTTAGAAAGAAATAAAGAAAATAGAGATAAAAAAGAAAAGTGGGAATTAAAAACTAATAATATCACTAAGAAATATAAGAAAGCTATTCAGGACTATGCGAAACAAGAAGGAGACGAAGCTAAATTTCATAGAGCAGCGGCAGCAGACTACGACCATATTTACTCACAGCAACCTGCTAAGGCTCCTGATGGTTCTCCTAATTCTGTAGCAGCGTATTTCAATGACAAATATCAAGAAATGCTTAGAAATAAAGGTAGAAATGAGCAAAACATAGCTGACGAGGTAGAACCTTTAACTAAGAAACTAAAGAACAGAAAGCACTCTTTCCATGATAGAGTTAGAGGATGGACAGAATCAGAAGCTTTAGAGGAAGCTATGAAAGTTCTTGAAGAATTAATTGGTGAAGGTAGAAATTTAGAAGACGTTGTTGTAAGAGGATATAATAAGGGTAAAGTTCCTTTAGACGACTTACAGAAGTTAATGGATAAGGCTCACGAAGTTCCTTCTGACTCTTCCTACTTTCATAAGTCTAAAGGTGAAAAAGGTGAGCTGAGAACTAAACATCGTCATATGGATTATGAACGTAATGTTCTTTCAGACGGTTGGGGAAAAGACGATAACAAAAAAATTGAAGCTTCTATAAAAAGAAAAGCAAAAAATGATAAATCTTTTCCTGTCTTTCAAGCATTAAAAGCTTATAAAGAGGGTAAAGCTGATCTTAAAGAAGCCCTTTCCCTTACAGAAGAAATAATAAATGAAGTTTCTGTAAAAAAGTGGAAAGAAGCTGCTAAGAATTCTATCGAAGGAAGAAAAGAAGCAGCAAGTGACGCTTCTGATAGATTTGGAGAAGTAGTTTATCCTTTCAGAGGTGAAGTTAATGACCCCGGTCATAAATTAGGTAATGCTTGGGATAAAGCTGAGCAGAGAGCTGATAGAGCTGAACAGTTAGCTAAAAATTTACCTGATAGTAATAAATCTGCTACAAAGTTAAAACAAGCTGCTAAGAAAGTGGTAGATAAAAGAGATAAGGATAATGAAGAAGCTGTAGATAAATTACAAGGTGCTATAGACAAGTTCAAAGAAAAACCTTATGATGAACGTACAGATAAAGATTATTCTGATTTGGCTAAAGTTCAGAATGAATGGGTTGATAAACAGAAAAAAGAAAACCAAGCTCGTAATTTAATGGGTAAACCTGAAAGAAGACCTGAGAAGAACTCCGAAGGCAAGCACAAGCTTAAGGAACAGGGTTTTATTGATAGAAGTAAAGAAGCATAGAGGTTAAGAATAATGAGTATTTCAGAAAAATGTTTTAATGAAGTAATAGAATTAGTAGAAGAATATATAAATGAGCTTAATGCAGCTACGGTTAATAATGCTTTAAATAAAAGAATTGACCAAGACATAGAAGCTGACGAAAAAGATAGAGTTAATTTTAATAATATTCTTAAAATAAAAGACAGAGACGAGAGAGCTAAAGCTTATAAGGACTTCAAGAAAAAGTACGACGAAAGAAATGCTATAATAGATAAAAGAATGGATAGGTATGAAGCTTATGCAAAAAGACATCCTGAATTTGTAGGGGAAGCTATGGAAGTACTTGAAAATTTAAGAAATCAAATAGATAAGAAAGTTAAAGCGGGTGAAATTAATTTGAATAAAGCTCTTGAATTAGATAAGAAAATAGAGGATAAAATGTCTCCTGCAAAGAATACCCAAGAATATTCCGATGAATTAGATAAAAGAGCTAAAAAAGAAAGATTAGGAGATAAAGCTGTAGCAAAATCTATAAGAAGAAATGAAAGAAAAGGTGCTTGTGAAGCTCTTGAACTTGCTGAAGCTATAATAAATGAAGTTTCTTTAAAGAAATGGAAAGAAGCAGCAGCTAACTCTATAGATAAAAGAAAAGAAGACGCTGATAACACATCTAAAGCAGCAGAGCAATCTTGGGATGACTATGAAGAAGGCTCAAGAAAACATCCTGAAGAAGAGGACGCTTTATATAAAAGAGCTTGGCATAATGATATAGTTGCTAAAAAAGCAGAGCAAAAGGCTGACCATGCTTCTGATGTTCTTAGAATTAAAGCTAAAGGTAAATCTGCTAATAAAACAATTAAGGCTGCTAAGAATTCAGAAATAAAGAGAAATGACGCTTATCTTCAAAATACAGATCCTGAAAAATTTGATAAGTTAAGAAATAGAATGGAGAAGACGGACCAATTAGTAATGGCAGATCCTGTAAAATCAAGAAATGAAGCTCTCATAGAAGAAGCTGACCACCATGCCAATTCAAAGAATCCTGTAGTTAAGATAACAGATAAAAATTATCGAGTAGCTTCAGGGAAATCTCTTCCCGGCCCTTTTAATAAAAATCATGTAGGACAATACATTGTTTATAATAAAGATACAGACGCTTCTTATTTAGTAACTCCTGATAATTGGAAGAAATCTAAAATAAAAAGAGACTTAGAAAGACAAGGCAAATTTTATGAAGCCTTAGAAGAAGCTATAAGTGCTCTTTTGGAATATACTGAAGCAGATAAAAAGAAAGCAGCTAAGAAAGTTCTTGACGATAGAAAAAGAGAATACCTTTCTAAATATGCTAATGTTTTGGACGCTGCAGATATAGACGGTTCTGAGAATGTTCCTGACGGAGACATGAAAGATTTGGAAAGAGCAGAAAAAAGATACGAGCATGCTAAAAAGGTAGCAAATGAAGCTTTGGAAGAAACTCTTAAGATTTTAGAGCTTTTTGATAGACCTGATTTATTGAATGATATAGATACAGCTTTAGGGTCTCCTATAAAGAAAACTTTTCAGAAAGCTATAAGTAGCATAACAGCTCCTAAGAAAGAGAAAAAAGTTAAAGAGTGTAAGAAGTAAATGCAAGACAACATACAAGGAGCAATCTCCAAAGCAGAGTTTAAAATAAAGAATGGGAAGCTTAAGATAAAAAAGGTTAAGCTTAAGTCTGACGTTGCTAATAAAATAGACGAACTTTCAGCAAAAGTAATGAATGATACTGTTCCTGTGCAAGTTCGTAAAAAGATAAATAAAGAAGTAAGAGATGATATAAACCCCGCTAAAGGAGCTCATAATATTGTTGCAGACACTAAAGCTAAAATCTCTAAAGAAATAGGTAGAGATTTAGGTATGGATATGTCTTAGGTTTTATTTCTTTTCTAATTCTTCTCTTGTTAAGAATCCGCCCGCAATTAAGGACCCCTCTATCCTTAGGAGTTCAACTACTGCTTTATTAGGGTTTTCTTCAGACATAGTTTTATATTTTGCTATAAGAGCATTCGTTAATCTGCACCATAGTTCTGTTGCTGTAAGTTGTCCTGCCATTTTATTATCCTTTCCATAAGATTATTCCAAAGAATTTCTAATTCTTTGAGAAATTCTTTTTGTTCTTCTTCATTTTCAAAATAGAACTTATTATTTTTTATAAACATACTCATACCTTAAAATTCATAATCATAGTACTTTTCTCTAACACCTAAGATAAATCTTGTAGAACCTTTAAGTACTTTCCAACCTTTTTTAGTATTTATAAGAGTTTTTATAGTACCTTCAGGGTCCCTTGTAATTTCCCACTCCTGATCATAAAAGTGATTTCCTATATTCTTAGCTTGATCTGCTTGCACTTTAATTTTATTTTTAGAAATAATTTCTACTACAGTATAAGGGTCTCTATCAGACCAACTTAATTGAGTGCAACCCATTCCTACAGTAGGTATAATGTCTTGGGGTCCTTCCATAAGTCTGTTATTTAAGTTTCCGTACCATTCCATTTTGTTAGCTCCTTTTTATTATACTTATAGTATAACAAATATTATGAGCAAGTACAAGGTTATTTTAAAATTGTAATACTATTCTTCAGAGTACTTTTGAGAGTAAACAGAAATAAATTGCATTTTACCTGAAGGGTCGCCTTCTTCTTTACCTATGTTACAAGTTATATAGTCAGACGTATTAGCAGTAGTTAGGTCAGGTATTCTATCAAAATACATGTATTTAGGTAATTTTTTGTACAAGTTTTCTTTAGTGGTTTCAGTAGGTTTAACAAGTCCTGCTAATATTCCTATGTAATCTTTACATTGATTAAAGTTGTCAACCATAAATTCTCCCATAGGGAATATATCTTTAGCATTATCTGACACTGTAGTTACGTCTATGAGAACTTCTGCATTAGCAGAAGAATCAGGAATCGGAAGATATAACTTAGGACAAGTATTAGTATAATTATAGTCAGCAATTTCTCCTGTTACAGTTATAGTATTGGTAGATTGTGCTGCAACAGGGAAGTTAGTTATAATTGTTTCTCCGTTTTCTATAGTATGAACAGTAATTGTGGCTCCTGTTAGAGTTAAATCTGTGTCTTCAGTAAGAGTAATAACATTACTTGTAATGTCTTCTATATTTCCTACAAATACTTCTTTTATTAGAGCGGCAGTACCTGTGAAATTTGTAGGAATTTCTTCTTCCACGGTTATAACACTTCCTGATATGGCTTCTACTGTATAAGTTCCATTACAAGATATAGTTTCATATGTATCTGTTACTGTAGCTCCTGATACTAAAATAAGGTCTCCAACTAATATATCTGTAGGAGAGCTTGTCAAAGTTATTTGACGAGTATCTCTTTCCATTTTAGATATAGAATATTGAGCTGCCAAAACATAGCATTCCTTATATGGGAAGGAATAAGCATAAGGCATGGTCTCGTTCACTTTAAGAATATTGTCACCTATATCAGTTACTGTGTACTCTCCGTCTGCGGAGTACTCTGTGTCAGTATCTTCCATGTATGTGTTGGCTCCTGAAAGTATAACTTTATTGTAACCTTGTAAGTCGTCCGGAGTTATATTTTCAGAAAGAGTAATAGTGTTATCTGTAGTACTTGTTGACGTTACATAACCTATTTGTGCTAAATCTGCTGTATTTTTAGGGTCATACGTGCATATATATGTAGCATTTGAAGTACTACTATAATTAGATAAAATAAATTTATTATTGTAGAAGTACTCTTCTGTGTCTGTATTCAAAATTACTTGATTATAACACGTTGGATAATAGTAAGACAATAATAACGAATAAAAATATCTCATATCCATAGTGGAAATTAAAAGTCCTAAGGTGTTTTTATAAAAGGAAAGGATACGAGGTATACGAACGTTTCGAGGGGATTCATTCAAAGTAAGGTCATATATTATAGTGGAGTTCATAATATACAACTTTTTCTTTTCGCAGTCTATTGTTAGAGGGTACTCGTCGAAGTCATTGAATTGAAGAGTATGAATGTATGCTCCTGTATCTTGAATAGTAAAATAGACTTTATATAAATCTTCCGTATAGTCTTTTAGTTCTTGAAGTTCTTCGTCTGTAATGGTAGTTATTTCCAAAGCAGCTAAAACTTCTTGAATATCTGCTACCGTATTCCTGTAGGTGGTGTATTCTTTATTAGTTACATAGAATTGTTGCTTTATATAATTAAAGCCCACTCTCGTATCTGTGTCTATATCTATATATCTTTTATTAGTGTTTGTCATGTCTTATCCTTACTATGAAATAAAATTTAATGTAGAAAGCCGACATCTATAGTTTAATAAAATAAGCAATATTACGTTAAATTAACTTCAGTAAATTATTACTATTAAATTATATTTTCAGATTAAATAGTTTAAATTAAGAAAGGCTTTTATAATGGAGAATCAAGTAAAAAGTTTTTTAGAAGAAGGTTATGATTTTATCGAAGAGAGTTTTTCTGCAGAACCATTAACATACACAGAAGTTGAAGACTATGAAATATCTGAAGCTGAAGCAGAAAAAAGTCCTTATAAAATATTAGGTAAATGTTGTGGTAACTTCCAACCTATTGGTGTACAATCACGAAATTCAAGAATTTATGAGAATGACCACTGGAATGTTCAACTATTAAAACCTGAAGTTCAGGAAAGATTAAAGTCTCGTTCTATGATGGGTACTTTGGGGCACTTTGATAGAAAAGTAACAGACGAAGATATTAGAGAAGGTAGAGTTTCTCACTTAGTTACGAAATTAGAAGTTCATGAAGATAAAAATGGAAAACCTTTCTTATATGGAGAACTTGAAATATTAGATACTCCTGCGGGTAGAATTCTTGAAGCTATGTACAAAGGTGGGGCAAACCTTTATGTTTCAAGTAGAGGTGCAGGTAAATTAATTTCAGTTCCTGGGGATATGTTGAAACACGTTGATAAAGATTCTTTCTATTTTGAGGGATTTGACGTAGTTAAGTCTCCTGGGTTTTTACAGGCACGCCCTGTTTATGAGGGAGTTTCGGAAGACAAAAAGGAAGTTGTTCATGAATCAAAAGAGGAAGGTGTTTCAGTTTCTAAATTTGAACCTATTTCAGTTTCTGAATTTGAACCTGTAACCGTAGTTACTGAAAAACAAGTTGAAGAACTTAAAGGTCAGATAGATAAACTCGCTAAGATAGTTGAAAAAGTAGTAGACGATGTTTATGAAGAACCTGTAGAGGAGTCAAAAGAAAAACCTGAAGAAAAGGTTATGGCAGAAAAACCTGCTGAACCTGAGCATATGCAAGAGCAACCTATAGTTCCTCCGAAGAAAGAAAAAGCAAATGAAGCCCTTGCAGAATTTGTTTCTCTAATGGCTTCAACGAATATTTCAGAAGAAGCTTTCGAACAGATTATAGATACTATAGCTAAGGCAAAAGGAGTACAGGAATAATGAATTACGCTTCCCTTTTTAATATACTTTATTCAGTAGAAATTTCTGAGGATACAAAAACCGATATTATAAATAAAATAGATTACCCTGTTCAGGAAGCTTATGAAGTAGAACCTTTGGTAGAAACTTATTTAGAACTTATAGATACTTTAGTATTTTCTACAGCTTCAGAAGCTCTTATATATAATATTATAGATGAAACTTTTGCTTCTTTGAGTGAAGAATTTATAAATGAAGTTTCTAATGAATGGATTAAAAGAAAAACCGAAGCAGGGTTAAAATCAAGAGAGCAAGCTGTTAAAAGAGCTAATGATAGTGTAAAGAGTGGAGTTATTGGTTTATCACAATTAAATAGACAAGATAAAGCACAGCAAAGATTAGATAAAGGAAGAGCTCAAGTAGCAGCAAGAACTTCCAATGTTACTGAACCGAAAGCAGAAGCTCCTAAAGCTGAGGGTGCTATGGGTAAGTTAAAATCTGCTGTAGGTAAAGTTAAAAAATGGGCAAGCGGAGCAGACGATAGCTCTAATTATGTTGGATTATCTCGTTTAATTGGAGCTAAAGCAAATAAAGATAACATAGGAGCAGAAACATTAAGAAAGCAAACTACAGAAAAAACGGAAGCTCCAAAAGCTGAAACTACACAACCTGAAGTTAAAACTGAAGCTCCGAAGAAAACAAAAGCTACTAAAGTAAAACAAGAAGCTCCAAAAGCTGAAACTACACAACCTGAAGTCAAAGCTGAAGCTCCTAAGAAAACAAAAGCTACTAAAACTACTAAGACTGCTAAAGTTGAAGCTCCGAAAGCTGAAACTAAACAACCTGAGGTCAAAGCTGAAACTAAACAACCTGAAGTTAAAGCTGAAGTTAAGGGTGAAGACGCAACAAAGGCAGTTAAAAAAGGAGCTGTTAAAGCTACGGATAATACTGCTAAAGATATAGTAAAAAATGCTAAAAAGAAAGTTATGAAAGCAGTAGATACTAAGGCTAAAGCGGAAACTTCAAAAGTAGAGGATAAGAAAGAAGAAGTTAAACAACCTGAAGTAAAAGCAGAAGCTAAGAAAGAGGAAGTTAAAGCTGAAGCTAAACAACCTGAAGTAAAAGCAGAAGCAAAACCTAAAAAAACTGAAGCTGAAAGATACGAAGCAAAAATGAGAAGGGAAGCTGAAGCAAGACGTAAAGACCAAGAGAGAGTTCTTCAGATTTTAAAGGATCAAAAGACATCAATGGTATCAAAACCGGGGTATGACGCAAAAGAAGCTCAAGATTTAGATAAAAGAATATCTGATTTAGAAAAAAGATTAGGCGACGCTAAAGTACATGAAGCTTTGTCTGATTTAGTTCTTCTTTTACTTAACACAAATATCTCGGAATCTTGTTTTGTGGAGGTAATGGAAATGGCAGGAGCAAATAAAGCTAATGCTTTAAAAGTAAAAGATAGGTATGACCATGATATGAATACTTCTTTAGATGATATAAATAAAGATTTAGAGGATGGTAAACCTATGGATATGGAAAAGGTTAAAAAAGCCGAAGAAATAATGAAAAAGAAGGAACACTTTGAAGAGTTGTTTAAGAAAAAATTCAATGATAACAAGTAATTTACATTAATTAATATAACTTATTAAATTATTAGATATGTAAATACACATAAATATTCGCTTTAAATTATACAAATAATAAGAAGAGGAAATTCACATGAAAAACGATTTAATGAAAAAAGTTGGCGAACTACTTGATTTAGCTGGTTTAGATAAGGAAGTTATCAAATCAGTTACTGAAAAGTTAGCTGACGAAGATGTAGTACTAGAAGGAGAAGAAGAAATGCAAGAAGAAGAAAGAGTCGAAGAAGCAGCTTGCCCTATCAAACATGAAGAGCCTGAAGCTGAAGCTGAAGACGAAAAGAAAGCTCCTACTGATCCTAAAGCTAACGAAGGTGGTTACAACGCAGTTGCTGAAGAATGCACTTGTGAAGAAGGCAAATGCACTTGTAAAGACGAAGCTGAAGACACTGAAGTAGAAGCTAAAGCCAATGAATCTGAAGAATCTTCTGAAGAAGAAGAGGAACCAAGCATTCAAGAAGCTCTTATTACTTTACTTTCTTTAGTTCAAGAAGCTTATGAGCAAACTGCAACTATGAAAGCTGATTTTGACACTTTGAAAGAAGAATACGCAAAATTAGTTGCTGAAAAAATCATAGCTGAAGACAAAAAAGAAGACGAAGAAGACGAAGCAGAAGAAGACAATGCTAAAGAAAAAGCAGAGGCTGCTGAAGCTTCTAAGGACGACGCAAAAGCTAAAGAAGACGAAGAAAAAGGCGAAAAGAAAGACGCCAAAGAAGAAGAGAAAAAAGGCAACGAAGCTATGGGCGACGTTAAAGACTTAATGCATGACGAAAAGAAAGATTATGACAAAGCTCATGCAGGCGATGATGAAGTGGAAGTTTGTAAAAAAGAAGACGAAGCTAAAAAGGCTCACGAATCTTTAGAAGAAACAGCTGAAAAAATCGCTGAAGAAGTAACAGAAATTACTGAAGAAGCTGTTGAAGCTCCTTCAAGAGTTAAAATAGCTAAAGCTTATTCTGCTTTCACAAAAATTTCTGAATCAGCAGAAGAAGTTAAGGAAGAAAAGAAAGTACGTAAAGCTTTCACATTATTCCCTAATCTATAATTTTAGGCGGGGAGGCGAAAATCCTCTCCCTGTCTTCAATTAAAGGAATTTAATAGAACTTATTAAATTATACAAATAGTTAACAGTGAAATACAAGACAAATAATGGAGTTTACACAAATGGCAAAATTCAACAACTTAGAACAAGTAAAAAAAGAATTTTTACTTAGATCAAACGGTGGAGAAAAATTAGGTCTTCACCAAACTCGTTACAGCGACTTGGACAAATATGCTCCAATCGTTGAAAGACTTTTAGACACAGATTACAACAAAGCGTCTGGTTTCTCATTCTCAGAATTGATGGAAGCAGTTTCATTAGTTGCTGACAACTATAGCTCAGCTGACTATGCTAACGCTATCAAAAGAGACCCGCAAGCTGTAAAATTGGATGAATCTTTGGGTAGAACAGTTGAAGGTGAAAACAACTTCTGGGCTATCTCTGAAGCATTAAATCCTGCAACTACAGCTCAGGCTCCTTACCCTGTTCCGTCAATTGCGTTGACAACTTATCAGTATGAAAAATCAGTTCTTCCGTATTTGTGTCACCAATTCGACCTTAAAGGTAATCGTGGTTTAGTTTATTACCAAAAAATTAATGCTGAAAATGCTAAAGGTAATATTAAAGAAAACGATTTGTTAGGTTCTCCTAAAGAAATGAGCAAACAGCCTTTAGACTTCGTTGGTACTAAAACTGTTGAAAAAGAAGAATTAGGAACATTGGCTACAGGTGAAACTGATGTAACTGCTACATTAGAATACTTCCCAATCCAACCTGGTTCTTTGGTTATCAACGTTGAAGGTATGACAGGTTACTTCAAAGACTTTGCTCAAGAAGGAAATCCTGAAGTTGCTGCTCTTTACGCAATCGGTGGTGATTTGGGTAAAGCTACAGTTAACTACAAAACTGGTGAAGTTACTATTGAATTGGCTACAGCATCTGTTCAATCAGGTGGAAAAGTTTATGCTACTTACGCTAGAGACGTTGAAACTGTTGAAGGCGGAAAAGCTAACATGGCTAGAGTTCAAGTTTCTCTTGAATCTAAACAGTTAGAAGCAGAAGACTTCTCTGTATTCACAGAAACTTCTATCTACCAAGAAGCACTTTCTAAAGCAATCTTTGGTTTAGATTGGAACTCTCAAGTAGATGAAGCTTTGGCTGCATTGTACAACAAAGAAGTTGCTAACAAAATCGTTGCTGAAATTAAAGCAGCTATCCCTGCTGAATCAGTAAAAACTCACTCTTTGAACAAAATTGGTGGTGGAAACAACGATTTATTCAACGTACAATTCATTTCTGTAGTACTTGGTAAATTGGGTGCTTTAATCACTGCAGCTTCTGGTCTTGGTAACAACCAATTGTCAGCTATTGTTATCAATATTGACGTATTACCTATCTTCAAAGCTCTTCCGAAATTCACAGCTGCTAATGCTGATTTCGAAGAAACTATGGGTGGTATGTTCTTGGCTGGTCTGTATGACGGTATGCCTGTTATCGTTGGTTTCGATCCAATTGTAACTACTGGCGAAGTCATCGGTATCTACAAAGGTAAGAAAGATTTCTTAACTCCTTATTGTTGGGGTACTTTCATTCTTCCTATCATCAGAGATATCTTCGACCAAGACAACTTGGCTGTAAATCGTAAACAGTTAATCGCTTCTGCTGCAGGTGCTGTAGTTGCTGAAAGATTGGCTGCTAAGATTACTATAACAGATATTGACGATGTTATCTAATCACGGTTAGACAGTTAAATGAATTAAATAAATCCCTCGAATTCGAGGGATTTATTTTTTGACAATATTTAAATATTGTTCTATAATAAAAGTATGGTAGCAATTTCAATAGCAGTTCCCGTTTATAATGTAGAGAAATATCTTATAAAGTGCCTAAACTCTATCTTTAAGCAGAGCTTTAAAGATATAGAGGTTATTTGTGTGGATGACGGGTCCACTGATAAGTCTCCGTTAATTCTTAAGGAATTTTCTAAAATTTATGAGAACATGAAAATCATAACTCAAGAAAATCAAGGTTTATCAGTTGCAAGAAATGTTGCAGTCGCTGAAGCTAAGGGTAAGTATATTATGTTCATAGACGCAGATGATTTACTTACTATGGGGACTGCTTTAGAACGATTATACAACTACGCGGAAAGTCATAACTCAGACGTTGTAATTTTTGATTTCTTAAGCGGCGGGGTAGATTTGAAAAATCCTCAGCGTCATCATTTCCCAAATGTAGCAGAAAGGTACGGAGAAACTTCTTTTAATGCGTTCTTAGCAGAACCTTTTGTTTATAGGTTTATCCCTGTAGCAACATGGACAAAATTATATAAAACGGAAGTAATTAGAGATATACAGTTTGTACCAAATTTGAATAATCAAGATGTTGTTCATTGGGCGCAAGTATATACTAAGGCAACAAATATAAATTATTTCCCTATCCCTGTTTATTATTATACTATTCAAAGGGAAGGGGCTATTACAGGAATAAAGGGTAGAAAAGCTTTTGATGTTTTTAAGGCTTTCGGGGAAACCTTAAAGGTTTTGAAAGAGTCAGGGTATTACGAAAAATTTAAAAATATACATTATACGCACTTTTGTAGTAACTTAATTCATAAGTTAAAAATTGTAGAACTGTCAATTCGGAAAGAGCTTATAGAAAAAATACAAGAGGTAGAAATAGATATAAATTGGGAAACTTTTAAAAATGAAAATTTTTATCCATTTGAAAAAGAAGATATAAAAGTTATCCTGTTCATAAAGGAACATAAATTTAAAGATATAAGGAAATTTTTAGTTAGCAGGGGAATTTGGAAAAAATAATGAAAATTTTAGTTACGGGGGGAGCAGGTTTTATAGGGTTACACCTTGTGGAGAGGCTTCTTAAAGAGTGGTGTCAGGTTGTAGTCGTTGATAAATTATATAAAGGAGACGCTAAATTATTATGTAACACCTATAACTGCAATTGTTATATAGGAGACATTTGTAATAAAGACTTTTTAGAAAATGTAATAGGTTTAGAAACACCTGATGTTATAGTACATTTAGCTGCTGCAGCGGGGGTTAGAGATTCCTTTGAGTTTCCAAACAGATATGTAAGAACGAATATAGAGGGGACTCTTAATGTATTAGAGTGCATGCGGAAGTACAACATAAATAAGATTGTTTTCGCTTCGTCGTCTTCAGTATACGGAGATTGTCCCGCTGAAAAATTCTCGGAGGATGTATATGACATAAAGCCTATATCTCCGTACGCTTGCTCCAAGTTATGTGGGGAGCAATTAGTTTATACATATTCAAAAGCGTATAATATAAATGCCGTGTGCTTAAGATTTTTTACAGTGTATGGGCCACGGCAGAGGGAAGATTTAGCAATAAGGAAATTTACAGAATCTATAGTTAATGGAATTCCTATTCAAGTTTATGGAGACGGAACTTCTTCAAGAGACTACACATATATAGACGACGTAATAGAAGGTATTATAGCTGCTATAAGGTATAATAACTCCAATTATGAAATTTTCAATATAGGTAGTGGAAGTCCTATCAGTTTAAATGAAATGATAAGTACTATAGCTGAAGAGGTAGGAAAGAAAGCTGTAGGGCACAAAGTCGGTATGCAAAAAGGAGATGTTTACAGGACAGCAGCTGACTTATCTAAAGCTAAAAAGCTTTTAGGGTATAGTCCTAAAGTTCCTTTTAAGAAAGGGATTAAGCAATTTGTAGAGTGGTTGAATTTTTGACAATTTTCTTATTATATTATATAATAAGAAATAAGAGAGGGTAAATAAATTGAGACCACTTATAAGTTTAGACGTTTTTGACACAGCAATCTTTAGGAAAGTTCTTAATCCTACTGATATCTTTAATATAGTTGAAGAACAAGTAGGGCATAACTTTAAAACGATACGTATGGCGGCTCAAGATAGAATGCGCAGGAAGGACATTTATTATAACCTTATAGATATTTATAAAGAGAGTGCTTTCCCTTTTAATCCTAAAGAGGAAATAAAAGCAGAATATAATAACTGTAAGGCGAATCCTTATGTGTTAAATATGTATAATAACACAGACGCTGACTTCATATTTATATCAGATATGTACCTTCCGTCCACAGTTATAAAGAGCATGCTTGAAAAGTGCGGTTATAAAAATCCGCAAGTATATGTTTCTTGTGAGTACAGAGCTCTTAAGGGAGACGGGAAATTATTTATTAAAGTAGAAAAAGCTCTTAATAGAAGAATTTCTAAGCATGTTGGTGACAATTACTATGCGGACATAGCAGGAGCTAAGAAAGCAGGAATCCCTGAAGTAGAGTTTATAGGGCCTCCTGTTTATAATAAAGAAATTGTTACTCCACCTTTGCAAAATGTTAAGCTCAGAAAGATTTTAGTAGATAATGAATTAAGAGAAGCTTCTACAGAAGAAAAAATTGGGTATATGTTTGCTCCGCTTATCCTTGCCTTTACGCAGTCAGTTTTAGACGAAGCTACTGACAAGCAAACAATTTATTTTAATGCAAGAGATAGCTTTCTTATGTATATAGTAGCAAGATGGATACTTAAAACTAAGAAAAAAATTAAATACTGTAGATTTAGCAGAAAATCGTGCTTATTATCAGATGTAATTACACACCTTAGTATAACTCATCAATTAAATAGTCCTTCGTTGCATTTCTTTAAAATCCAAAGAGCTAAGAGCTTACGGGATTTCTTAAAATTATATAATATAAGTGAAGACCGTGATTTTTCAGATATTTACAGAGAATTTGGAATAGACTTAGATACGGATATAGAATTTCATAATAGGCGTCCTTTAATTATAGAGAGGCTTTTAATGAAATGTCAGGAAGAATTCTATAGTAAAGTTAGAGTTGAAAGAAAGAACTTTTTAGCTTATTTAAAAAGAATAGGTATAAAGAATAATGATATTTTTGTGGATTTAGGGTATGCAGGTACTATCCAAGGGATTATTAAACGAATATCAGGAATAGATTTAAAGGGAAGATATATAAATACTTATGATAGTACAGGGAAATATATGGGGCACGTTTTTGAGAAGAAGTCCTTCCTTCCTGTTGGCCTTATGCGTTCTTATGGTGGAGCAGTAATAGAAGTCATATTTACTGAAGGGATAGGAACAGTAGTAGGATATGAAGCTGACGGAAAACCTATACTATTACAAGATTTTAAATTTAGAAAGGATATATCTCGTAGGATTTTTAAGGGAGCCCTCAAAGGAGTTAAAGATTTGATATCAGAAGGGATTAATAAAATAAGTGCTCATGATTGTACTATAATTCTTAAGAGATATTTAGATAAGCCAACCATCGAAGAAGCCCTTTTCGGAAGTAAAAAAATATTTGAAAATGGAACGAACGGAACGGAAAGTATTACATGGTACGATCACGAATTTATAAAGGAAGGTAAGTTAAGAGAATGTTATAATAAAAGCTATTGGAAGGCTGCATTTAAACTTCTCTTAAGTAATGACCCGCAGTATAAATTTTTAACAAAGGTAATTGGATAATGTATTTAACTTATTTAAATCACTATAATATAAGACAGTGTGAGGCTCAATATTTGGATATGTTCTATCAGAACTTAGAAAGTCTCCCTGAAACGCACTATGTAATAAGTAAAGAGTACTTAAAGAAATTTACTCCTGCGCAAAGATGGGAAGTTCGTAAAGTTGAGCAGGAGTGGGGTAAGTATTCTGATTTATGGGCAAAACTCAAACCTTCTGATTATACAATAATGGAGAAGCCTGAAGAATTATTAGACATAGAAGAGCCTTCAAAAATATTATATGCAACTACAAGTACAATAATTCCTTCACAAGTGGAAGTACTTAAGGGAATTTTACAAAAGAAGGGGGCTCAAATTAAAGCAGGTATTACGTGGGTTAATAATAAATGTTTTAAGGATACTCTTCAGGAGTTTGGTATTCCCACTATACACCACGAGTTAGGTCCGTTTCGTCCTACCACCTATATTCCCACTATTTATATGGATTTCAGTGGAGTAAACGGGGGTACAGAATTTGACGAGAGATTTAAAGAATTTTTAAAGGTAGCAGATCAAGTCCCTATTTTAAGTAGAAAAGAGTTAATAAGAGTTCTTTCTCCTTCTCATTATAGGGAACTGTGTGAAATTTTAGATAATAAAAGCAGAAAGTACGAAATAGGAGTAGGTCTTCAAGTTGAGGTAGATACTAACCTTCTCTTATTTAATAATAATTGTAATTGGGTGGACCCGATATTAGCTGCCAAAATGAATTCTTCTAAGAAAGTTCTTGTTAGACCTCATCCTTGTGCGGGTTATATAATGAAGCCTGACGGAAGAATGGAAATTGACGATATAACTAAAGGGAATGCCGTGCAATTTATAAATAAGTGCGAAGAAATTTATTGCTTAAATTCTTCTATTGGTATTGAAGCTATACTATTAGGAAGAAAAGCTAAGATATTTGGGGACAGTCCTTTTAAAAATGTATGTAGTATGAACGAAGACCTTCAAATAAAAGCTTTAAATTTTATTGTTTTTGGATATTTAATTCATAAAGAGCTTCTTTTTAATGACAGCTATTACAAGTATCGTTTAGCAAACAGAGGCAATGAAAAAGCAATATACTTAGACAATGTGAAGAGACTTCTTGAGAAGGCTAAATAGAATTAAATTTTAAATAATGGAGATTTTCAAATGACAGAAAAAGAAATTTTGTACAAACCTGAAGGTGTATGCAGCAAATACATAAAAGTAATTATAAGTGAAGAAGATGGAAATAATAAAGAAGATAATATTATTAAAAAAGCGATATTTATGGGTGGATGTCCTGGGAATGCCCTTGGACTATCTCTTGCCATAGAAGGAAGAAGTGCTAAAAGTGTAATGAACCTGTTAAAAGATGTAAAATGCGGAGCAAAGAGCACAAGCTGCCCTGCTGAATTAAGTAAAGCTTTAGAAGAATACATTAACAGTTAAAAGTAAGAAAGGAAATTATTATGTTTGTAAAGAACAAAGAAAAAATTGATTTTAAGTATAGGAAAGGAAATTACTTAGCAATATTAAAGGCTCTTTCAGTTTCTTACATAGATGAAACAAAAGTAACAGCTCAAGAATTAATTAACTGCTACGGACAGAGAATTGATATCATTTCAAGAGACGTGGCTGCTGAAGTAACTCCTGAGGTTAAAGAAGAAAAGAAAGTAGAAAAAGTACAAGCTACAGTTTCAAAAGAAGAAGTGACTGTGAAAAAATCTGACTTGGATGATTCTTTTTTAGAAAAAGTTTTAGGTGAAATAAAGGAAGAAGAAAATAACTGCGGTAATCCTGAAGGTACAGAAACAACTACAGAAACAACTACTGAAGGTACTGAAACAACTACTGAAGGTACTGAAGAAGGTACAGAAACTAATCCTGAAGGTACAGAAACTAATCCTGAAGGTACTGAAGAAGATAATGAAATAACTATGGATGATTTCTTAAACGGCTTTACAGAAGACTTCCCTAAAGGAACTCAAGTTATTTCTGAAGAAGAAGCTAAAGTTCTTGAAAATAAAGCAAAAGCAGCTTCCCCGAAAACGAATAAAACGAAAGCAGGGAGAAGAAAGAAAAATTAATTTTTCATAGATAAATTTCTTTATGGTAGAGCTACCTTTCTGTTACAATCTTTGGTTACAGTCCCACATATAAGCTCTACCTTTTCTTTTATTAAATTTTACAATAGTAATAAATAATTAGGAAGAATAAATAAATGTTATATCTTGAAGAATTATTAGACGCTGTAATTGCTGAAGAAGGGCAGACCTTAATGGGTTTAGAGTTTCTTATAGACACGTTGAATCTACCAATGAAGAAAATAGACCTGTTGTTTAGAAAAGCTCTTTCCGAATATAGCGAAAGAAGACCCATGAAGAAAACTACAGTAATTAATAATTTTGATTATGCAGATCCTGAGGCAGGGTATATAACTATGCCTGAGGGCACAACTTCTTGTCGTGTGGCTCGTTACGGGGTTCTTCCAAACCAAATGCCAAGATTTTATATGCCTAAGTTTGCAGAACAAAATGTAGAATTTGATATAACAACTCTTCAGTGCAGGGTATGGCCTCCTGTTACACCTCTTAGATTAACCTATACACAAAGATTTGTCCCTACAACAAATATTTTAATAGAAAAAACTTTAGAAGTGCCTTATGAAACTGATACATATGAGTTTACTCTTCCTACAGCATATGCAAACAAAACATTAACTATACAAAAGAGCGTAGTTATGCAAGACCCTTATACAGGAGAGCTTAAACCTGAAGTACTTTCTATGAAACCTACAGGTTCCATAATACAGGATGAATGTGGCGAAGACTCTTCAGCTATTTTAAAGGGTACTCTTGGAGAAGGTAAGGTAAATTTAAAAACAAGGGAAGTAACTATGGACCTTGCTAATGACGAAGCAACTCCGTTAATAATTACTTATTATCCTAAGTGGTCAGTTGTAAAAGAATTAGATATAGGTAACTATTTATTTACAAGAATTTTTGCGTGTAAGATACTTGAAGCTTTGGCTTCATTAAGAGCACAGGCTACTCAAGAAAACTTACATAATCTTGACCTTACAGCAGACAGACTTCTTGATAGAGTTGCAGAGCTTAAGAAAGAAATTAGAGAGCTTGGCCGAGCAAGTATTAGCTTTCATTCTATGGCTCCGATGTAATTTTTGCTTTTGGAAGAACTTGTGGTATAATATATTTAGGAGAGAGTTACTTGAATATTAAAGAACTTATAGCAAGTACAAATAGAGTTAAGAATAGAGACCAAGCCACAGTTTTTCAGAAAAAGTTTGGTTCAATTTACGCTTTTAATAAAGACATCACTATTTTTAAGGGTGGTAATGCTATTATCATAAATATGATAATCGGAGGGGTAACTGATTACATAAAGATGGGAGGAAAACGGCAACCTGTTCCATTTCATAAGGTTTCTCTTGCTTTGAATGTAGGAAAAGACGGTAAAAAAGATTATTCCCCTTCTGATTTAGTAAAGACTATTAGAGCTATGCACAAGGAATATAGTGACGAAAAGAAATGGCCTAATCCTGACGTATTAAAAGCAGTATTAGAAAACCCAAGTAAGTTCTTTGAAAATGCCACGGTATTTAAAACAACCAATGGCGAGGGGTATACAGTGGTTACAAATAACATTCCTGAGGATAGTGAGGTTCAGGTATGGTGTAGCTGTTCTGACTACTATTGGACTTTCCAATATTACAACATTTCTACAAGGAATAAAGACGGAAGCTCTTTAAATCTTTATGGAGCTACAGGGTATCCAAGAGTATATAATCATAGGAGTGCCACAGGAAAGAAATCTAAAAGACCTATGAGAAACCCCGGCCGTAATCCCGGTATGTGCAAACACCTCATGCTACTTGTAGCAATGCTAATGGAGGATGAAATAATAACAGATACTAAAGGCGGGCTAACCAAATACTATAAAGCAAACTATGACGAGTTCTTAAAAGGTAATGAAAAGAAAAGAGTTAGCCAAGCTACCTTTGAAAGAAAAATGGAGCAATACGAAAGGGGTCATCGTTTAATGAACGACCAAAGGAACACAGCTCATTATATGTCGGGTAATAAGACTGAGAGAAAGTTCAGGGCGGATAATCAAGATCTTAAAATAATAAATGAGAGTAATGAGAGCAAGTTCAACCCTTTAACTCAACAAAGGAGTAGGAAATCTTCAGGTGGCTTTAATAGGAATACAGGAAGATTTAAATGGGAGAAATAAATGGTATTTAATTGTTTTAACTGTGGGGCTCCGCTCCCAATAAATTCTGTGAAGTGCAAGGAGTGCGGTTTTACCCCTGATATAGAATTTATGAGAAAATGTCCTAATTTAAAAGTAGCTACTTGTGTCCTTACGGGAAAGTTTTGTAATAACAAAGGAGCTTATCAAACTTGTCCTATAAAAAATAAAGCTGATTCTGAATGCGGGTATTAAATTCTAAATTTATGAAGACTTTTAAAAATGAATTAAATCCTAAATTATATAATGGCGAAGAATTAAAGCCTGAAGTTTTAAAGAAGCTTAAAGAAATAGCTGAGGCTTTTATAGATTTTCTTGAAATTTCGAAAACCGCCGTAAAAGACGTTGTTATAACAGGTTCCTGCGCTTCTTATAATTACACGAAGCATTCAGACATAGATTTACATGTAATTGTGGATCCTAATAAAGTCCACGAAGACTGCCCGATAGTAGGACCTTACCTCCTTTCTAAGAAATCTGAGTTTAATCAGAAGCACGATATCTATATTTATGGGGTTCCTGTAGAAGTTTATACAGAGTTAGAAGGACAGGGAACTATACATAATGGACTATACTCCTTAAACAATGGATGGATAGACTTTCCTAAGAAGATACCTCCTTTAAAAAATAGTGCAGCAGTAAAGGCTAAATACAATGAATATGTGGAAGCTGCTAAGGAAATTAAAGAGGGTGATTTAGCCGAAAAGCTTTTAGATAAAATTAAACGCATGAGAAAAGCAGGATTAGAAGAAGGCGGGGAGTTTTCTGTAGAGAATTTAGTATTCAAGAAATTAAGAGATAACGGTTTTATTGGTAAGCTTATGAAAATTAAAAAAGAAAAAGTGGATAAAGATCTTTCTTTAGAAGAAACTTATGAAGACTTAATAATGTCTATAGAAGAAATGATATGTACTTCTACAGCAGTTATGGCTCCATACCCTGTGAATGTAATAGGTAAACCTGTTACTTTCACAAAAATTAAAGGGGATAAAAAGGGGCACGGAGAAAAGAGAGCTCCTCATACAGAGACAGTAATTAAAGAAGAGTATGAAAAACAAAGTAAAGGAAACGAAAAATCTGCTATGTATAAATTTAGTTACAAGAAAAATGGAAAACTTCGTAAAGTAATGGAGAATATCGCAGAAGTTTGTGAAGCCATAATTTCTTTTGAAAATAAGATTAAGGCTCCTCAGTCAACCTTAGAAGAAAGTAAAAGTAACGGGATAGCTTACTTCTATAATAAAGTTAATTAAAAAAACCTCCTATTAGGAGGTTTTTTATTTTAGCGATGAATTGTATAGAAATAATGGTCTTTATTTCCTAACCTTATCATTGTTATTGTGATAAATGGGAACTCTCCCATGCTAAAGGCAACGTCAAAGTGCCGTAATCTTTCTTCACTTTCTCTTGTAACGTCTTCAAGTTCCCCTACGTACTCGCAACAGCAAGTGTCATAATTTCTTTTAAGACCGTCTTTTCTGTACCTATAATAGCCACTTGTTTCATTTGTAGGTTCTATATATTCAAGACCATATACTTCCATACAAGTTCTTTTAGGGCTCCAAGGTCCATCAGGGTGATTATACAATGTTTCCTCAAAGACAATACTTTTGGAGTTGTACTTGATCTTAGAACCAAAGAAATCTTGGAAGTTTTTATAATTTATAAGGTCCCCTTCTCGTGTCTGACCATCATAACAAAGATGCCTGTCAGACCAAAATGTCCTAATGTGCTCGTCACCACTTGTAAGAGCTATTTTAAGGTCTACAGCAAAACTTACAAGACATTCATTTTTGATTTCTTCAAAAGATTTTTCGCCAACTTCATGGAAGTTGAACACAACTTGTTCAATTAACATTTTTTACCTTCTTTCTTTTTCCGCCACTAATACTACGTTAGTGGAAATTCTACATTACTATAATATAATGCTTTCTTAATTTTGTCAAACTTTATTAAATTATTAGTATAGCAATGAATAATAAGAAATTTCAAGTCTATTATTAAATTATACATTGTAAATTACATTATAAAGAATAATACACCATAAGCATAAGGAGAAATATATCAATGCACTACACCTTAGACCAAACTAAAGTCATTGACCTTCAGACTACTTTCAGATTTGAAATCGGTATTGAAGCAGACGCGGCTAACCGAGCATTAGGTCTTGCAGAAGACATTACAGGTTACATACAGCAGAGTGATCTTCCGTCAGCTCCAGGTGAACCAATTACATGGCACCTTCCGGGCGGTATGAAAAACTATCAAGCAGGAAAAAGAACAGTTCAACCTATTTCTATGACATTTGTTGTTCCTACAACAGCAGGAAACGGCTCAGTTTATAGATTATTAGAAAAATGGGCTCACGCAACTTACGACTTAGATAAAGGTACTAATATAGGAAAAAGAAATTATTGTACAGATGGTATTTATATTTTCTTGAAGGGCGAAGACAATAATTATAAGTATACCTTCAGATTGAAAAGAGCACAAGTTACTAATTGTAACTATGGTACTGTTGCTTCTGAAGCTAATGACTTAATTAAGGTTCAATGTACATTCATATACGATAACTACGAAGTATATGAAGGATACAAAGGACCTGCTTTAAAAACAATGGGTTAATTATTCAATTATATTTTGTGTGGAATGTTTAGGAGAGTTATTTTTGCTCTCCTTTTTATTATCTATAATTAAATTTTAGAGTATGGCTATATTTCAAAAGAAAAATAAA